ATTACTACTTGTCGCCCAAAGATTTGCTAATGAATAAGCGTTTCAATCAGAAGGCGTTGGAAATATTGTTGGCTACAATTGTTCTTGATTATAAGCGCGCAATTGTCGCACCTGGTGAAATGGTGGGAATGATTGCGGCGCAGAGCATTGGTGAGCCGACAACACAGATGACTCTCAATACTTTCCACTTTGCCGGTGTTGCGTCAAAGTCCAACGTGACTCGTGGTGTGCCAAGAATTGAGGAAATCCTATCACTATCTGCTTCTTTAAAGAATCCGTCTCTAACTGTATATTTGAAGCCGGAAGACCAAACTGATAAGGACAAGGCAAACACAATTCAATATATGTTGGAACATACAAAACTTGAGGAAGTTGTAAAGTCAGTTGAAATCTGTTTTGACCCAGATGATATGAATACGTTAATTGATGAAGATAAGAGCACTATGGCGCAATTCAGAGAATTTGAGAACCTGATTGGCGAATGTTTACAAACTGATTCCGCAGAAGAAACTGAAAAGTCAAAATGGGTTATTCGTATGGTGTTGGACCCTGAAACAATGTTGGAAAAGAATATTACAATGGATGATGTCCATTTTACATTGAATAATACTTACAGAGACGAAATCTCGTGCGTCTATTCGGATTACAATGCCGATAAGCTAGTATTCAGAATTCGTATGACAAATATTCTCAAGAATGCGTCTAGTAAGGCGCAAAAGAAGGCAAAGTTGAATCCTTTGGACCAGAGTGACCAGATTTACATATTAAAGAATTTCCAAGACCAGTTATTAAATAACATTGTTCTTCGTGGTATTAAGAATATTGACAAGGTGATTCTTAGAAAGGTGAAGGATAATTTGGTTGAGAAGTCTGGCTCTTATGTCAAAGATGATATTTGGGTCCTTGATACAATTGGCACAAATTTGTTGGATGTTTTGGGACTAGATTACATTGACCCTCATAGAACTAGTAGTAACGATATTATTGAAATATATAATGTCCTTGGAATGGAAGCGGCTAGACAGGCAATTTACAATGAGTTGGCTGATGTCATTGAATTTGACGGCACCTATTTGAATTTCCATCATATGGCATTATTATGTGACAGAATGACATTTAGTTACAAAATGATATCAATATTCAGACACGGTATTAACAATGATGATATTGGGCCGATTGCGAAGGCGTCGTTTGAAGAGACACCAGAGATGTTCTTGAAGGCAGCTAGACACGCTGAATTGGATAATATGAGAGGAATCTCGTCAAATGTAATGTGTGGTCAAGAAGGTCTCTTTGGAACTGCTTCATTCCAAGTAGTATTGGATTTGAATGAGATGATTAGTTTAGAAGAGAAATATAAGTATGAACATGAAAATAAGGAAGATATCATTGATAATGGATTGTTTGGCAATTTAGAAGACCAAAATGAAGCTTGTAGTACTAAGAATTTGACAATAGAAAATAATATTATGCATATTCAATCAGAAGAGATGGGTGGAGACAATGAGTATAATCCGTTTGCTTAAATTCTAAACAAGACGTTAAAATTAAAACAGATAAATGAGTATAATATATTAAAAATTTAAGTAGTTATAAGTATATAAAATATTTATAATGAAATCTTTTTTTAATATATTACAAAAATGCGCACATAGCACTACTATAACGTATCCAGATGAACCACTGCAAATTAATACAAAAATTTTACCTGCTAAGCATAATCCAAATTACGATTTTATTAAAGTATGCTATGTTTATAATATTGTTTGTAAAATTCATAAAGAATATAAGACAACTAAATTAAATTCAAAACCAAAACCAAATATTTACAAGGCAGCAAATGCCAAAATTAAGGTATTTAGAGAGATTGTGAAAAGCAAAAATAGTCCCATGTTTTTAAATAAATACAAATCAGACATACTCAATATATTTTCAAAGGCACAAAGAACCTATTATGCATTCACAAGATTAGCACATTTGTTTCGATTAAAAAAATATAAAACTGTAGTTACTGAAGATTTATCAATGAATCCTTTAAATATAACCCATAAAAACACATTTATTTTAATTCAGAACAACTCTAAGTATTTGTTTAGTTTAAATGATATTGTTAAAATAATTGAAACATCAGTTACTCATGCACCCGATTTTTTTCCGGAGCCCAAACCTGCAAAAAATCCATTTAATAATGAGCCACTGAATGTAGCCGATTTATATAATATATATTTCAAAATGAAGTCATCTGAACGTATAATGTCAACAACAGTTCATTTATATTTTTTATCAAATTTTAATATGACACTTTTTGCCTTGAATAACGAGCCATTTTTAAGAGAAACAACTATTCAAAAATATATATATAATACACCAACGGATACATTATATAAATCCGTAATTACAATGTTAAAATCCAATCATTATACACGTAAATTATTTATACATAACGAATTTCCAAAAAAAACATTAGTAGACATTTTCAAACCATTTTTGTATTACTATTATATAATCAATTATGATATTCAAGGAACTGAGCGAATAACTAAATATAAAAATATTTTATATCTTAAATTAAAAAAATTTTATGAATATAACAAATTATTTGGTAGAAAAAAGATGCACGCAACACCTAGGAGCTCTAATGGTAACAGTAATAGTATTAGTTTTAAAATTAGCCAGCGTGATTGGGTACCATTTTCGTTTAATTCAAACCATATATCATTTTACAATATTCTTATAAATGAAGCTACGACAGATGATTTGTATTTGATGTTTTATTATGAACAAGACAATGATGATGATACCGTAGATGATGATAGTAGTGATGATGATAATAGTGATGATGATACTGTAGATGATGATACTGTAGATGATGATACTGTAGATGATGACTCTGTTAGTTAAAATCATTTTACAACTCTTCGGCTAATATTACTGATTTATTCTTTTTAGTAACATTAGCTTTAGGCTTAGGTTCTGTTTGTTTTTTGGTCATCCTTGGAGCCTTAACCTTAACATTTACAACGGCACTTGGTTCTGGTTCTAAAATTGGTTTCTCAATAACATCTAAAATTGGTTTCTCAATAACATCTAAATTTGGTTTCTCAATAACATCTAAATTTGGTTTCTCAACAACTACATTTAACTCCATATTTTCTTCAAATAGCTCTATGTTGCCTTTTCGCACCAACTTGCGCTCATTTTTAACAAATTTACTCAAGGTTGCTGGACGAATAGTCGGTTTTGTATTAAATACATTATCCAAGAAATGTTCAATTGTATAATACTGTCTTATTGCGTTACGAATATTAGTAACACACATATTTTTTGGGTCTACCAATGATGCCACATCAATTTTAATATTCCCGCTACCATTTTTAATAATCTTATATTGATTAAATTTGTCAGGCTCTTTTTTATACATTACAGGTGTAAAAATAAACGCATATCTAGTATCATTTTCAGGTTTCCAACAAACCATCACATCCGTATTACGATGTTTAAACTCCTTTTTGGCAATCATTATAGATGGTATTTTATATTTATTTAATAATACCCATAAATCAAAGTTAACAGCATTAAAATCGTCTTGGATAATCATTTGCTCAATTGTCATACCTTTGTTAATATTAATATTAGACAATTCTGTCTGAAATTCTTCATTCAAAATATCCAATATTTTTTGTATTCTTTCTCCATTTGTATAATTATCAGTAAGTCTATCATATTCAGATATTAAGTCTTCTTTAACTCTTTCAATAGAAAGCTCTTCATTATTAAATTCTTTAACCAAGTCTATTACCAAATACAGAGGGCAAAATGGACTATCATTATACTCTACTTCTTTAAAATTACTAGGAAAACAGTTTTTCCAATAGGTGGAATTAGTAATTGGTTTAGGTTCAGAGCGCTTGCAGTCTATTACTTTTGTAGTATTGATTGCTTCATCCAACTCATATTGGTTATTATAACGCTGTGTTATAATTGGCTCGGCATTATCATACGTATTATATTTGGCATATTTATTAATATCAGCAGGTATCATATTATCAAAAAATTCCTGCGTCAACATATCTTGTAAAACAATAATTTCATTGTCTCTTAAATTGTATTTAAGTTGGCCAAATGACAAATAGGATTGTGGTTTGAATATGAATGATTTTATTCTATTATATCTAATAAGCTCATCCGCCATTCGTCCAAAGTAGTATTCTTGGTTAGACTTCTTTGAAACCAGATTATTTAAAGGAAATTGTATTACACATTTGTCGCCATTTTTTGAAATCTTACAAATAGATGATGAATCTACCTTACATGTTTCTTTCAAACTTTTTATACAACTTTGTATATCATCTTCTACAATATTTTTATAATCAAACTGTTCAACAAATTCAATATTGTCTCCAACTAGGTCATCTAACATTTTCACAACGCGTTTTATTTTTTCCCTGTATAAAACAGGTTTTAATTCACACTCCTCTTTTATAGCCTTTCGTTTGTCACTATTTGAATAATCGTTAAATAATATACGAATTGTGTTTCTAAATGTATTATAAAAATTTGTTTCCAAATTAATTCGTTTAATATAATCTACACGTCGGTTATCCACCTTTGTAGATGTTAGTGTGTTTATATCGGCAACCAGTGTATCATTACTTGTAATTGTTTTTATGTTATCAGCATCATCTATATCAGAAATTGGAACAGGTTCATTAATCTGAATAAACTGGTTTGTATTGGTTAGAAAACCAATAATTATGGTGTTGTCGTATTCACCGTCTGTAACACGAAAAAAAGGGCTATCATCATTGGCATCATTATAGTCGTAATATTCCTTCATAAAAGCAATAGTTTCATCATATGATTTCCAAATGTCATCTGACATATAGACATATTCATACGCATTATTTAGTGAAGATGGATAACAAGGTGTGAAGCCGCCAAGCCCTGTTGGGCTACTAACAACTAGACCAATAACTTTCCCTTGAAAATTCAAAACTTGGATTGAAATAGTATATTGTTTTTCTAAAAGGTTTTCAATTAGGTCATCTAATAATGGGGCCTGTTTAAAACGATACTCGTTTGGTCTGCTTAAAAGTGCACGGCATTTCTCACCCAATGTTGGTTTAATAACTTTTATAAAAACGTCTTTTAATTTATCGTTTGTTTCGTCAAATGTAGATGATATTATTTGAGTGCCATTGTTGTTGCGAAATGAGAAAATAGGTTCAAACCAGTTCTCGCGCTTAATTAAAAACAAACTTTTTTTTCTTGAATCATATGCGTGACTTGAATAATGGTTTGTAGGACAAACCAAGTCAATATTATTACTACCATCTTCTTCGGGCATTTCTAAAATAACTAAATTAATGCCATTGGGGAATAGCAATGGGTTTTTTGTGCATATAATATCCCATAAATAAGTATAATCTATCATTATTGCAGGGTCTGACAAGAACAGTTTGAAGTTTTCAAATGATTCGGCGACACGCTGTAAAAAACCCCAGTCTTCCTTTTCTTCATTTTCTTCCTTTTCTTCATTTTCTTCCTTTTCTTCATTTTCTTCCTTTTCTTCCTTTTCTTCCTTTTCTTCATCCTCCTCTAAATGCTCAGCATCTGTTTTTAAAGCAATAGCAGAGTATTTTATTTCTTTAATTTTTTTATATATTTTGGATTCAGAGTAATCTTCAAGGTTAACTTTGATTTTATCATAAGCCACATCATATGTTCCATTACGATTTATATGAATAATAGTTCCTGGATACCATTTTTTTAATCCGTGATAATTACACTCAATCTTGTCGCCAATTTTATAAGAAGAGGAGGAAGAGCCTGAATTTCTAATATGATTTATATTGACTTGTTTCTCTGTATCTAAAGTAGGGTTCGCAAATGACGTTATTAAATCGCCATTTTGAAATGTTATAAATTTATCAATGTCAATCGCTTGAATAATAAGGTCCTTTGTTTCCTTAATTGATTTGACATCAGGTTTTACTTCCTTTGCAGCTTGTTTCACCTTTTTCTTAGTTTTTTTGATAGGAACACTTGTTTCATTTATTTCATTTTCAAAAAATAATGCGCTCGCAATACACGCAATAAATGATTGATTAGAATTATTTTCAACACCATGTCTAAGTAAGCAAGTATGATTTGGTTTTATTGACATATTGCTCTTGCTAACCTGACATTCGGAATTTACTTCATGTAGAAATTTTTGAACACCGATTGGTAAAAAACCCCAGCGATGCTCTCCTAATGGATATTTTTCAGGACCTTTTACATAATTCTCAGTGTCTTGAATGTTACGACGCAGCTCCTCTTCTACGACGTCTTCCATTTGTTCTTTTTCTTCTACATTTCCTAGTTCTACGTTTCCCTGTTTTTCAATTGCTGGCGACTTACTTTTATCTGTCTTTTTAAAATTACCTTGACAAATATCTCGCCGTGTTTTCATTTCAGTCGTAGACCATTTGCTATAACAGCAAGGAATACAAGAACCATCAGGCATTTTCTCTTTATGAAACCCAGGATAATTTTTCTCATCATCCTCATAAAAACGGTATACAAATCTGTCTTTTGGCACAACTTCAGCTTTCTTTGGTATAATTGCGTCTTCTATATTTTCTACAGCAGGACCACATTTGCCATCTTTAATATCTTGTTCCGTTATAGCTGAATTTGTTTTTAGGCACCAGAAGCGAGGACAAGTAAAATAGTATTTCTTAGATGAGTCAGTGCCATATTCAATGAATTCTGATTCCCTTTCTTTGCCATTTTCTTTATATATATCTTCGTGTTCCGAAACAAGCTTTTCTTTTTCAGCAGGAGTTAATATAATCGGCTGTCTTCTAGCAGCTAAATTAAAAGGACACATTCGTGTATATAAATCAATCTTATCATCCTTACTTTTTACAAACAGATTTGGCATTCTTTCTTCAATACGTCTTGAAAATGGATTTGGGTATTTTAATTTCATACCGGTTATATCGTGGACTTTATTTTCGTTTTTACTATTTTCCTTTACCGGTTCTTTTATCGTCCCTTTTTCTGTTCCTTTTATTGGTTCTTTTATTGGTTCTTTTATCGTCCCTTTTACCGTCCCTTTTACTTGAACAGTTTTAATTTTTGGTTCCGGAATTTTCTTCTTTTTAGTAACAGGCATAATTGCTAATTCTTCTTCATTTTCTTCAATCTTTTCTGCCTCCTTTTCTTCAATCTTTTCCGCCTCTTTTTGTTCTTCCTCTAATATAATTTCTGATTGCCTTATTGGTTGTATTTCAATGGATTCTGAATCTATTGGTACGATATCTGATGATACTGATTTTTCTGAATCAGAATCCATTGGTACGATATCTGATGATACTGATTTTTCTGAATCTGAATCAATTGGTACGATATCTGATGATACTGATTTTTCTGAATCTGAATCAATTGGCACGATAACAGAAGACACTGTTTTTTCTGAATCTGAATCAATTGGCACGATACCAGAAGACACTGATTTTTCTGAATCTGATTCTGAATCAGAGCCTCCGCCCCCACCCAAATCTTCTTCCAAGTCTTCTTCAGCAAACCCTAATATATCCAATAAATCGTCATTATCAGGAGAGTTACCAGATGATTCACTTAAATAAAGAGGACTTTCATCTTCTATAATAGGAACTTCATTCTCTTTAATATTTTCTTCAGATTGTGCCACTATTTCATCAAAAATCACATCTTCTACAGCCAAGCCTGAACATAAAGTTGTTATTTTTGAACTATCAACCTGAGTGCTAGTGATATCCTGTGTTATGCGAATAAAAGAATTTATATAAATTGGTAATGTCTCCAAATAAAATATATTATTGATGCCACTAACAATAATTTTAATTTCACTGGTAATTGGATTTAATAACATTGTGGTTTTAAATCCTGGATTGATTTTTACCATAATAGCACGTCTCTTATTTGCTCCTCTTACAAGTTCCAAATCCTTTATAGTTTTTGCAAAGACATCATTTGCCGTTTCATCATTCATATCTTCATATTTATGAATTAATTCAGCAATAATTTCTTGTTGTCTTAATCCTTGTGATATTTTCTCAATAATAAAAGCAACCTGACTATCTAATGTTGTAAAATTTGAAACACGTTTAAAACGCATAGAAGCACCTTCTTTATTATTAATACTTTCAGTTAAATTAGTGCTTTCTATTGTAAATATACTAGATAAACAACCAGCGTAATTATTTAAGCTGATTGGCTTTGTAATAGAATATATTGTCTGATATGTTAGTTCTCTAATTTCAATATTAGAACTAGTAATGGATTTAAATGAGGGCAATTCTAAACCACTTTGCTCAAAAAAAACTCTAATTTGGTCTATCAATGGATTTACAGTAAGGTCAATAATACTATCTATATTGTCAAATCTAGTTTCAGCATTGTCGCCAATTAAAACAGGAGTGTCAAAATTCATAAATGAATATACACTTATATTACCATTTTCCTCAAACTCGCACACCATATAATAAGGAACAGATTGACTTAAAACTGTTGTATAAACAGCAACTGATTTTTGCCTACCAATTTGACGTATCAATTTAAAGATAGAAGCCTTAGTTAAAAATGGTATTTTTCGGCCATCATTTGTTAGTTTATCTGTGTATAAACGATACATATTTTCCTGCCTTGTTTCTGGATTAAATTTAATTAACGGGAAGTCATAGGTAGCATGAATTAGTTTAAATATGTCTTCAACTGGTATTTTAATTTTGAAATCGGGATACATAACTACTTTAATAGAGTTTATACCAGTCCCTTTTTGCGTTTGAGAGAAAATTTGCTGAGGTTGCTGATTTTGTTTTTGATATTTATATACATCATAAAACATATCAATATTTGAAAATGTTCGCTCCATATTTGGAGATAATTTAAAATTAGTATCTTGAATTAATTTATCTTTAGCCATATCTAATTCAGCAACTGTATCAATATTTGCCTTATGTAAAAAGGGAAAATAAATCTTACTTGTGTATTGAGACATTGTTGCAGATTGTTGTTGTTTTTCTTGCGCTTCCAAAACATCGTGCGCTAAACAGAGATAAATATTGTTTTTGAAAATGACACCTGATTCTAAAAGCAAATTATTATTTAATGATGATAATTCTTTTCTAGACCGTTCTAATAATGTGTCGTAAGATGAAACGTAAAACGGGTCCACAATAAATGGATATTCATTTGAAAATACTAGTTTTTGTCCAAGGCAAGATGCTAATAAATATTCCCGTTCTAACAAATTAAGGCGCAAAATATCATCAAATGTATATTTATCTTCTATTTTAGTCTTTATTTGTGTTTTATCAGGCAAATCAAAATCAATGGGTACCCCAGTTTTGCTATCATATATATTGGTGAGCATTTGGTCTAGTCGCAACTTGGTTAAGGGTATTCTGTCATTTTGTGTTAAATTCTGATACATTGTGATTGGATTGATTGGCTCGGATTTTAAACAAAATAAATATAATTCATCCATTGACACTGTTTTTCCTAGCGCTTCAAAAATTTTCAACTTAATTGTTCCAATTGTATCGTCAAAATGAATAGATTGCGTTACAAATACAATTTCAGTGTTATTAGCCTGTATATTTGTTAGTTCATCCTCAAGAAAAATGCCAGAAAATGCCGGATTGTTTGGTTCCTTAATAAATAGTTCATTTGGGTCTTCATTTTGTATGTCTAAATTATTCCCAATAAAAACATATATAGTTTCTATCGTGTTTTTTCCAATTATTTTATTAACTTTAAATATTGGTGTTGACAATAATGACATTATATATAATCTAATGTTATTATTTTATAAATCAAAATACGGATTATCTGTTATATCCATTCCACAATATGGCTCGGGATTTTTTTTATAATCAACAGGCTGATAGATATTTGCTTCTTTTGCATTTTCTAATAAAAATTTAAAATGTTGCCAGAAAATTTGTTTATGACCTTCTGTTTTTGTCATAATGTGCGATAATTCATGGATTGCTACAAATGTCAGTGTATTAATGTCTATTAATTTTGAAGCATCGTCCTTCTTCTTATTTAAACAAAAAGCTAGTTTTTCACCCTTGTTTTCACTATAGGCAGTAAATTCACTTGTTGGTAACGTCTCGGATATTTTTTCAGGATTGAAATTCTTTACTAATCGTTGAACATCTTCATCATCTGGATACTTTTTTCCAACATACACTACTAAATCTTTACAGTTTTTGGTTACTTTTGCCAATAAATCAGCAGCTAATTGCAACTTGGAACGCTCTCTGACACAATATTTCTCACCATCAACGTCCGATATAATACATTTGAGATTAAACGCATCCGATTCATTATATATTTTCAAACAAATAACAAAAACGAATCCTAAAACTATGTAAAATAATATATTTTGTTTATCAAAGTCAAACATATATTATACAAATAATTATAATATTAAACAGAAATTAAATATTATATTTGGGTTATAATTTTGGTTATAATTTTGGTTATAATCTAGATTATAAGTAGTACGTTAATTTATTGACCACCTTGACCCAACTCAAGAGGGGGTCTCATGAAATCTGGCGTGATTGTGCTTTGGTTCCACGGTCCAACTGAAACTTGAGGATTCGGGGGCTCAGAGCGTATTTGCAAGTTGGCATTTCTCAAGGTTTGGCCAATTGTGTCAATACCAATATGGTATCCAGCCTTCAATAAATTAATATTGGCAAGGTCGCCTTTTCCAGCAGGATTCAATTGAGACCAGGCACTGTTGTTGTCCTTGGGTAACAAATCGGCAGGGTTACTTGAATTGCAAGAGCCAACAGGAGGTGATATTTGTTGTGAACTGTTTGGAGCAGCAAATTCGTCAGTTTGGTTTTCATCCGCAGGCATCACGGTTGACCCCATAGGCTTATTATTGTAAGCCTTATTTTTCTTATTGGTGTTACCTTCGTGACCATAAGCTCCCTTCTCAACAAAGTATTTATATAATTGTTGTAAAACATACAATCCTACAATAAGAATTAGAATGCCAGCAATACCGTAATCATCCCAGAGTTTTTTTAGTGAAACACTCATTATATAAAATTAGCGATAAAATATTTTTGTAATTATTAATTAATTGTTAATTAATAGTTTTATAGTTTAATAAAACATCGTAATAAAAAGACGAATAGTTTCCTAGATGTTTAAAATAATCTATAATCTGATAGTTTATTGATTTTTATATGGATTCAGATTCATCATCATCCAAATCATCATCACTATACATATCTAAATCACTATCACTATCATCAATGTCATCAATCATATATGTTTTTTTAATTTCCTTTAATTCTAAATATGCTTCTAATGCAACCCGTTTTGCCTCCTTGGCCTTAGTCCTGGCTTTTTCTAAAATGTCACGATATACCTGATTTGGCTTTTTTAATGTAAATGTTTCTAAACTATTTACTAAACTGGAATTTAAGTCTACTTCTTTTAATAAATTAGGGTCTTCAATTTCTGGCAATTCGGTCTTTAAATCTAATTCTTCTATTTCTAAAACGATTTTATCATCATTAACATCAGTATCAATATCAGTATCAAAAACACTCGTATTATCGTGTTCCATTTTATTGTTTATTTTATATTCTTCCTCTGGCTGCGGCTCTATTTCTGTTAAAGTATTTGAAGTAATATCGCGATTATCATTAATATCGTTAACTGAACTTTGTATGAATTCTGCTAAATTTAATTCATCAACGTCTTCTTTTTTATCATCTATTGTATTTATTATAGGTGTATTTGTTACGGACTTTTGTGCTAAAGACAAATTCTTTAAAGGGTTTTTTATAAAACATTCGTCTAAAAAAGGGTCTGGACTAACAATCATAGATTGCTTAAGTTCTAATTCAATTTGAAAGTTTCGTGCCGTAAATTTTATACCCTGGATTTCTAAAATAGAAATAATATTCTTATCAGTTGTAATATCCTCTATATTTACAATGCTATTTGCTTCATTATATATTTTAATATTTGGCTTTACATTAACACGTAATAAATAATATTTACCAGACTTGTATATTTTAAATGCAGATGTAAATGCGGATTCAATATCATCCTTTTCTAATTTTGTTTGAAACCAAGTATCACCTTTGCTAAACAACAGTTCCTGACATTTTGTCTCTAAATTCTCAATCCAATTAATAAATACCGTATCATTATTATCAAACATCAAATCAACAAATATTTTCTTACCACTTTTCACAAATCCTTGTTTTGTTAATGATTTGGGGGTTTGTAAATATAATAATTTATTGTTGTTAGACAATATTTTAGTAAAATAAGACCCTCCTGCTAAAGTGGATGGAGGGCCTAAATATAATTTAGAGAAATCGTAATCTACTGTTGGCTCAATAATATTATCCATCATTTTTATTGGAAACAAAGAAAAATATTATTTTTTTAACACGCATATAATACAATAAAAATACCAAAAAAAAATATGTAATTCTAAAAAGGATGAAGGAATCGTTAATGAAACAATGTTTAGACATATTAAAAACAGAAGATGTTAGAAATGAAATTAAAATAATATTTTCACCAGTAACAGATTTAATACTTTATGAAATCTATCCGTATATTTATATAATTATATTTCTAGTATTTCTCATATTTATTTTGATTTTGGCTATATTAATTATTTTAGTAACTATATTACGAAACAAGTCAATTATAAATACTATTCAAAATTTTTGATAAAATGTTTTATTTTCTTTATTGAATATATAAATGGCAAAAAGTCGTAAAAATAGAGCATCTAGTAAGAAAAGACAAGGACAAAGAGGTGGTAACGCGTTCGTTTCATCTAATGAAGCAGTTACATCTTCTGATACAAACAGTGCTTGGGGATGGGTTACCAAAAATTTTGGTGATTTGCAAACCCAAATTACCAATTCATTAGTGGTTAATCCTGCTCAAGGACCTGTTGCTGCCGCCAACACTGCCAGTGTTCCCATTGGCAATCCCAACGCGAATACACCCAATGTGTATAAAGGTGGTAAAAGAGGTAGCAGAAGAAGAGGCAGAAAGGGTGGAATTATTGGAGTTGGCGCTGTTTTAGAACAGGCTATTGTTCCTTTGGGTCTATTTGCCTTACAAAATACATATAGCAAGAGAAAAGGTAATAATAACAAATCTAAGCATCACAGAAAGTAAACTTGTGATATAAAATAAATGGTTGTTAAGTTAACATATTTAAATTAACTTAACAAATAAACAATCATTTACAAGACAATATTGTATTGAGCAAGGAATGTTTTGATTCTTTCTGAATATTTATTTTGCATTTGATTATTGATTACTTCATTATGAATTGTGTGTATTTCAGGATACATTGCGCATTTACCTGGTGCTGTTCCGTCATCCATTGCTCTACCTTTTCTTCGCAAATGTTCGTCCTCTGATTGAGTATAATAATGTGCAACATAGGCAGAAACCCTTGTAAATAGTTTAGGAACTGGATTAAAAGGACCCAGAGACATTTTATTTCCAGAAGCAGCAAAAACACGATTTGGATTTACCATATTAAAAAAATGTGGATTACCAGCAGGTAGTATTACTTTTTCTGGCCTAACAAAACTTTTTATATGTTGGTTTACTATTTTGTCAGACCTGATAAAATTTTCAGTTAAGAGCCCTTTGGGCTGAGTTTTATGATATGATGTGCCAAACATCAGCCAATTTACTGCTAGAGAATCGGCAAAGTTAAAACAATTTAGCAAATCCTTTACATTTGTAAAGTTGTTTAGTAAAAGGAATTCGTCTGCATCTAAATATAACATCCAACTAACATTATTTTTTTGAGATATTTGAACTGCTTGGGTCATTAAATCCAGTTTAATAGCTCCCTCTGTATTAATTCTATTTATAACAACCCTATTGTCAAAATTAGTATTTAGCAAATTAGAAATCGGTGTAACTGATTTATGGTCAAAAATATAAATTTTGTCAAACCCTAGTAATAAATGATGAGCAATCCATTCAGCAATATTCGGCTCGTCACGGGCATTTGTAAATAAATAAACTAATCTAGTATCCGAGCGTCTAAATTTGTCAATATTTGAAATCATATTATAATCAAATTGTTTTTGTCTAAACATTATTTCTATTTATTTTACAATTTATTTTATAATTAAGGATTAATCATATTTTATTTGTATTTTATTATAATATATTTTCTATGAGTTTTGAACAACATTTACAGCAATGGGTTACAATTGATAACCAAATGAAGGTGCTTAATGACCGAATGAAGGAATTGCGCGATAAAAAGAATACTCTGTCACAAACAATGAATACACATATTGAAACTAACAATCTAATAAACACGTCAGTTCAACTTAGTGATGGACAATTGCGTTTTGTAAATGTAAAAGAAACACAACCACTTACATTTAAATATTTAGACACTTGTTTGCGAGAAATTATAAAAAATGAAGACCAGGTTAATAAGATTGTAGATTATATTAAAAATAAACGAGAAGTTAATTATGTTCCTGAAATAAAGCGGTTATATAAAAATTAATTTATATCATTTTAATGTATAATAAAATAATATGACAGATAATTCAAATCAATTAGAAGGTGGAGATTTAGTTTTTTATTCTGAAGGAGGTAAAATAATGAGCGGAGGATACACAGTTGACTCTGTGTTATTTCAAAATGGTGGGTCGCCATTTACTACTTATCATAGAGGCGGCACTTTGGAAAGCAATAAAGATTCTAAATCTGATTCTAGTTCCGATTCTAGTTCTGATTCTAGTTCCGATTCCGATTCTAGTTCCGATTCTGATATTAATAAATATACAAATAATAAAAACAAAAACAAATTTGAAAATTTAGCTATTCCAATTGGTATATTGTATTTGAATCAGCAGTCTAAATTATCCGATTACGAAAAAAAATCATACAATGATTCTAAATACAAACAATGCAATATGTTACCTGACGATATTTATGATGAATTATTTAAATTAGCTAGTTTTACAAATGCCAAACCTATCAAAAAACCTAAATTTTCAAAAAATAATAATAAAAAGGGGTCAAACAAAAAAACTAGAAAAATAACACCACAATAAATAAATTATATAATTATAATAAATACATTTTTATACATGTAATATAAAGATGTATTTAACTAGAAATAGAGCTCGGGCTCTAAAAAATATTACTAACGAGGAGGAAGGAAAAGAAGAAAATTACTGTTTAATTTGTTGGGAGCCACAATGTCCAAATCAACAAAATAATATTTATAAAATGAAAGAAATTAAGTTATTTAAATATATTTGTAAATGTGATTGTAAATTTCATTTAGTTTGTTTTTTTGATTGGGCTACTAAAACCAAAGCATGTCCTATTTGTCGTGAAAAATTATCAGTTAATAATGAGCTCTTGGAAAAATACAGGGGCTTTTTAGTAGTAAATAACAATGATAATGATAATGATAATAATGATAATAGAATAGTTGTGCTTTTACGAAACACATGGATTGTATCACGCAAAATAACTGAAACTATATTCAAATACATAACCATTCTATTTTTGATGTATATTAGTATAAAAGTGATTGCATTTATTGTTTTAAAATTTTAGATTTTATATATTTAAATTTTACTCCAACTGGTATGGTTAAATGGGGATACTAATACTTGATTTAATTTATCCTTCCAATACTTAACACGTTGTTCCATTGCCATATCTTTTTTAGTCTTTGGATAAATTGGATTATTTGCCATGAGTTCTTCTTCTGCTGGCGTCATTTGTGGTTTGTGTCCATAACAATTAACGCCATATCTTACTGCTGGATTCTTCATATAGCCGCCATTTATACCAGGGCGTCCACAATCATTTTCATGCCCTTCTATTTTTTGTAGCTGGTCAAATGTCTTTTGCTGTGTTGGAAATAACGCCATCTGTCCTTCGGACCATCCGTAATTACACCATTCAGCACCACCTTTGTATGCATCTTCTACTTCCTTGTATGTTGCTAATCTTGAGCCATATGCACTACATAATGCCTTAGCATCTGGGTAGACATAATCATTACCAGGAATATTAAATACTTGAGGATATAATTTGATTTCAGAAATTTCACCTGCTCCTGTTCCTGCACCTCCTGTTATATTTGTTGTATCAACCGAAATATCTACTAAAGGGCTCCCTGAAAATAGATTGCTAATTTTTGCTATAATATCAATGCCAAAAAAGTATTGGAACCCATTTATTATAACTAAAATAATAAAAACAGCTACAGCAATCATACCTAGTGCACCCATACTAGAGTCAGATGATTTGGGTGAGGATGATGTGGATGACGTTGAACTAAAAAAACTAGAAAATGATGATGGAGATGAAGACGTTGAAGAACTTGATGAATCACCTAAAGAAAAAAACGTTGCTATATAAAATAATAAAACAGCTACAACTATGATTATAACGCTGGGATTTGACAGTATTCCATTTACAAAATTATATGTATCTGAAGCTACGTTGCCTAAACCTGTGGTAACTGTATTATACGAATTGTCCATATATATTATATAAACCAAATATTTATTTTATTTATTATTTGGTCTTTTTCTATAGAAAAAACAATATGCCTTAGGGCTTATTATTTGACTAATAACGCTTACTTCTGAAACACTAGTGTCATTATAATGATACCATTTACCATTCGCATTTTTTACAAATGCCGTATAATGCCCTCCTTGGACTGAACCACTATGATTACAAACTCCATATAAATCATAAACATAACTGTCTTTATTATAACCAATTACATATTCAGATAAATTTAGATTTTCTAAAGGAAAATCTACTAATATTTGATTTTTATTATTTGCGGAACTGAATCTCTTAATATCAATTACCAATATATTTGGAAAACTCCAGAATTTTAACTGTTTTTTTGCTGCCTCCTTTTTACCTGTTTTCTCATTAAATATTGAGTTGTCCCCATCCATTATTTCTCCTTCAACATATAAATTGAAGCAATCTATTAATGTTGGTGATTTATTGTTAGTTGGTATAGGTAAGTCAACCATAAAATAGGGGTCGGGTGTTATGCTAATTACCTCCTCTGAAGTAATTGATGAAATTTGCGAAACCTGAACACCGTAAAATAAATTCCATATTTCTGAATAATCCTTGCTATACATTTGCTTTATTCTTTCAAGACAGACTAACGCCGTTTTATCACGTTCGTTTTCTATTGTACCTTGAATTGTCATATTTACCTCTCTTGCTAATGCATTATGAAAACAATCTATGACAAATATTAGAAACTCCGGGAGGTCATTTTGTGAATAACCTGTGAATAATTCACGGTCCTTTAAATGTGCAACTTTCTGAACTGTTTTTACAAATTTAGTCGGAGATACAATACAGTTTTCACTCCATAGTAGCTTTCGGAGTTCATCCCATTCTAATAGTAACGCAGTATCATATTTGTTTTTAAGTTTTTTCTTGTATGTTTCTAAATTTAAAAAATCATTTAATTCATATGTATGTGACAATACTTGCATACAAGAATTTAAAAAGCAAGTATTGCCTAGATTTGCTAACCCTGATAGCCCCTTATTGCAATATTTATCATAATTAATAGGATTTGACATTTTATTCAACTAATAATTAATTATATAACAATACATTTAAACAGATTTAATATAATATATTATATTAATACCATATGAATTTGTCATACGATATTCAAAACCGTGCTCTTGGTATCTATCTTGACCAATATAATCGTGTAAATAATCAAATAATCAGACAATATGATACATTAGATGAAATAAGAAATAATATTATGGATGTCACACATCAATCTCCTATTCATCAGCGAACACTTGATATACTTGTTGGGCAAATAAACCAAATATATTTGCAAATGGAGAGGTTATATAATATGTTGGATGAAATACGTCATAATATGAATCGTGTTTTACAGGCGTCTAGTAATAGAAATACTAATTCAAATACTAATACTAATTCAAATACTAATACTAATTCAAATACTAATACTAATTCAAATACTAATACTAATTCAAATACTAATACTAATTCAAATCGTAATAACAGACATAATAACAGGTCTAGAACTAATCTCAATAATGTATTTGAACAAATTAGACCAAGTGTTTTGTATGATTATCAGAATCCTATAAACCCAAGCATTTACACTAACACTAACACTAACACTAACACAAGTATTTTTGGTAGACAAGTCACTGATTTATTGTCTTCTTTTTTAAATACGACTGTTACTGTTAGACCAAGTAATCAACAGTTAGAAACCGCATCTAGACTTGTTAGATATGGTGATATTGAAAGACCCTTATCTGAATCTTGTCCAATATCAATGGACCGTTTTAATATTGATGACCAGGTTAGACAAATACATCATTGTGGACATTTATTTGTACCTTCTCAATTTGACGAATGGTTTCAAAGTAACGTGAGATGTCCTGTTTGTAGATTTGATGTGCGCAATCATACAACAAGTGCTGCATCACATGCAGAAACAAATGCCACATCACATGCAGAAACAAATGCCACAACAAACCCTTCTTTGGATGCATCTAATAATGAAATAATTTATGATTTATCTAACAATGAAATTGGTAACAATTTATTAGACACAATATCCGGTAGACTATTTGAATCTTTATTTAATCCATTATCAAATGCGAATAGCAATGACCGTTTTGTATTTGACCCATCTAATAATATTTTAATGTACGAGACAATTATTACACGTAATTCAGAAAATACCAATCCAGATTCGTCTAATCAAAGATAAAAATATTATAAAAAACAATATAAAGATATATGACAATATTATGGTATATAAGAATGTATAGACGTGCTAATGCTAGATGGACTGTTAATGAATGCTTGAGATTAGAGAGAGAATTTGACCTCCTTGAATTGTCTATTCAGGAGATTGCTGAGTTACACGAGAGAAGCCCCAGTGCTATTATGTATAAGCTTGATGCTGAGGGCATTGCTGATTACAATGAACTTTATTTAAATAGTTATAAGAATTTAACTGTAGATGTGAATGATGATTATGAAAGTGAGAGTGAAACTAGCGAGTATGATGAGGATTATACCGAGGATATAAATCATGATGCGAGTGATGGGGAGGATGTAAATGATAGTGAAGAGGATGAGGAATATGATAGGTACAACATGAAACAACAGGTGAAACTCCTTACCAAACAACTCGCAAATTTGACTGCTATTGTCTACAACGCATTTTCAACTAAAAATAAATCTGGCGGAATTAATTATAGCAACCTTGCTGGTTGTTAAATAAAATACCAAACCAATAAAAAAATATTTAATTATTAAATTTTTATATTAGAAATTTAATAAAATACACTTATTATTTTTTATTAATCATTTTAATTACTTTTCGGGTCTCTTACTTTTTCTGGAAGAAATTGGTAACGCTTTGATTTCCTTCTTTTGCATTGTTAGTAACTCTCAAATACTTATCAAATATTAGCGCCTTCACCTCTTTATCCTTCAACTTAGCAATCTTATCTTCACATTTTTTACTATCTGTTGCAAAGTCGCGCTTCAAAATGTCTATTTCTTTTCTGAAATTTGTAACTTTTGCGCGCCTTGGAGGCTTCTGACTCATCCAAATATCTTCCACAACCAATCCAAATAATTGTAACAATGGTTTCATTATTTGATTTGTTATATAAAACGAATAGTCTATTTGTATATTATTCTCTCTAATAAAAGTTGGTGTCTCTATTTTCTCCCCTTGTAGTGCCTTCTTATTTGGATTGACAATATATACAAATGGCACTCTGTCACCCGATGTTGGCTTGTTTCCGGGCTCTCTTGCTCCAATGCGGTCCGCTAATACTTTGTGAGCAATTTGCTGCGGGTTTTTGTAAAACGAACGCAATGATTTAGTAATAATCAGTTTCTCAATCGGAACCGTGCCGTCCACCAATTCTTGTAAACATTTATCTACATAATCCAAAGCCTTTTTGATATCACGGTCTTTCATCAAAATGTCTATTACGCCACCATATACGTCCTTCACAATGGGTGCATTATCGCGGCGTTTTAAAACGATACCCATCTCCTTTCGCTTGCCCTTATTAGGGTCGTGCTCATATAAGATGCCAACATAACGCTTCTTTGACAACAGACAGAACGGTAAGAATGTCTTCTCGTATTCAAAATCGTGAGGTTGTTTTAAGAACTTCGACACGTTATGACATGCCTCTTTTGCTATTTCAATGGACAATTCTAAAGCCTTGGTGCCAATAATTTTTTCGCCAGTTTCTTTGTCTTGTAGGTTGAATGTGAAGAATACTGAGTCCGTATTGTGAACTATCATATTTCCTATTCCTGCGGCAAAGTGGTGATTGTCTGTTGTTAAATCATATACGTATCCTGAATATTCAAGTTCATGTATTTTTTTAATAGCTATAGAGTTTCTTCGCATTTTACTCTTTGACATATTTATTCTAAAAACATTTGGTTTGTCTGCTCGTGTGTTAATAGATATATCATATCCAATACTCGATGCCAAGAATGCTATATGTGAAGCACTTATTTGGTTTTTCTGGTCAACACGAATATTTTTACTTTTGTCTCCATCAGCATCATATAGTCCATCCCAAAAAGCAATTTGTATATCTTCTGATGCGTTCAATATAAAGTCAGGAATTATTTTTGCCTTGCTATTTTCATAATACATATTTTTACGATACATTCTTACAAAATTGGCAATTTTACCATATTCATTATTACACTTTGGTACCAGTTTGTATACACCAGAGCTTTCTATCGTATCCATAATTACCCAGGTAAACTCAGGATATACATTTTGACATAAAACCTGATAAGATTCTAATAATAATAATGATGCGTTATTTAATCCCCAGCTAGATTTTTTTCCTGACACACAAGTATACTCTCCACAACTACCATCTCCAAAGAAGAATCCTAATATTTTTGCCTCTTCAATAGATACGGCATTTATTTTTATTTCATTTTTTGGAAACGGATAATGTAAAAGCTCTGACCCAATTTTAACATCTTTTGGTGATATTTCAGTTCCATCTGCTCTTACAAGTGAATGGTCGTCAGTTACATCAACACATCCAGTATGTGTCAAAATTCTCATCATTTTCTTATGCGATGCTAACTCGTGTCTAATAACACGAAACATTTTGGTCCACCCTGATTCAGTCCATGTCTCCACAGATTCCAGCTCACAGAATTCCTTATCCTGTTTACCGGGCTCAGAACATTTGACCCAATTATTTTTGCCATATTTAACGGCCAATTCTTCAATAGTTAATATGTCAATCAGGTTATTATGTTTTACATAAACTGGTGTATAATTTGCCACGCTATCTCCATAAACGTACTCGGCTTTTGTATTTATTAGACCATATTTTGTGTCAACTATCGCATCTCCATAACATTCTTCAACTACGCGCTTCGCATACGTCAGCAATAGCCGACCAGTAGCAGTCGTTGATGCAGCAATATCCGGCTCGTAAAATGTGCTTGTCTTGGCACCAAGTTGACCATATAATGAATTGGCCGTCACCTTATAAGCTAATTGTCGCTTATCAAGTACGTTTTTCATAAAGTCATCATCAGTTTTCTCTATCATCTTCCTTGTGTCCTTTCGCGCCTTTAATAGTTCTTGTAAAATAGAAGGCATAATTGCTTTCTCTTCCAAGACTTTATCTTTGTTGTGTAATGGTTGCGCAAACCGACACAATTTGTAGCCATTCTTAATCTTTTCAGCACGTGCCTTCGGATTCTTTCTGTAATATCTGAATGTATCAAATCGGATGTCAACATATTCGTAACCAGGCAGATTGTCGTATAGATAATCATTCTTTTGGTCATTCTTTTGGTCATTCTTTGTACCTGTCTCTGTCACTAAATTGCCAGCCAAATCGTATATCTTTGTCCACACTTTGCTACTAGGGCACAAATTCTCCGATAACATTGAACTTGGATACAGTGATGCGAAGTCACCAACAGCAATCGGATTGTCTAAGTATAATCCGCATTTTGGTTCTAAAACAATGGCACCTTCATAACCATCATCTTTAGACCCCTTATTAATTACTGGCATTAATACACCCTTTTCCCGGCATTTCTTCGCTACATAACTTGTCAGCTTGATGCCTTGGCCTCGGAAGATTAGGAAACTCATCGGAACACTACACAGTTTTGCCATCTCTACCAAATCCGTAACAACATCCACCTTTGAAAACAGATGCTGGACCAAGTTACAATCCTGAATACAGTATTTCGCAATGACAGCGCGAGCAGTAGGACCTTCATTTGTCATCCTGAAAATATCCTTAGGTGACACATCGTCCTTTGCCAGACCCCATTTGACGGCTTTTGCTTTCGGATTTTCTAGTCCATCCACTTCAAACCATCCCTCTGTTTTGTTTACATATGACACGCGGAATTTTGCGCCATCTTTGTAATAGTCTGATGAATGATTTATTTCCTCAAAATGTATGAAACTATCTGTTTGTAGACCGGTCATATTAACCGTATATATGCGAGTATTTCCGTTTTCTTGGTGCTCCAACTTCTTGACATAATCGCCAATAAAGTGACCGCCAACATAGTCTAACTTGTAAGATGTTAAGTTCTCAGTTCGTCTAAACCAGTTCAACATATCAACTTGTAGTCGGCCATTCATTTTTATAATTGACAAATCATATGTGCCAGATGCCAACGTAATACTGCTCTTGTCTATTTCCATCTTTTGCGTCTTGTAGTCAATTGTAGCACACAATTCGTCTTTGTTTCTAGATAGTTTTAAGAAATCTTCAGTACAACCTAATTCTTGTGACCTGCGAAACATAAACTCGTAATCAAAACTGAATATATTGTAACCAATAATAATGTCTGGATTCTCTCGTTGAACCAGATTTGTCCACGCATTTAATACATCTTTTTCAGAATTGTATGTCTCTATTTGCGAATTAGGCACGACGCCGTCTAATGAGTCACAAGAATTTAGAGCAATACAATGATTCAAAAATGGTTCTTTTTCACCGTATCTTACAAACGTAGAGCCAATAAATGTGACCTTGTCGCCTTCTAATTGCGGAAAATTGTTTCTTAGGGCAAAGATGAGCTCGTTTATTTTACCTTCGCGCTCAAACTTCTTGTCACACATTATATCCACAATGGTTGATTGTCTGTTTTTATAGGATTCGGCTTTAAAGCTATTTTGGCTGAAATATTTCGGGCCATCTTCTTCTACTATTTCTTCTGTTTCCGAATCAGAATCTGAGTTATCATCATCATCATTTTCCTTATTTTCTTTTTCTTCCTTTTCCTTAATTTGAAGCGCCTTGTTCGCGTTTTCAAATAGTGCCTCTATCAAATGCGTGTCATCATTTTTATCCTCTCTGTCTCTAATCTTTGTTTTCAACCATTCTTCTATTCTTACATCTAAATCTTGCCTTGATAATGATTTTCCTTTGTAATATACTAGGTCTATATTTGGAACCGGCTTTATATTCTCGGTTAGATTAAATGCGGTTCTTATGATATCAGACAATAATGTTTTGCATGATACAGGGGTTATATCAGATGTCATTTTCGCAAAATAGTCGGCAATATTTGTTGCCAACTTTTTATACGATTTAATTGGCACAGGGAAGTCTCCATGACTACTACTAGCTTCAATATCAAAACTCATAATCTTGTAAGGCACACGAGTTTCCTTATCATTCAAAGGAATAATATTTTTGTAATTAATTGAAAACTCAAAGTCGCAACTAGTTGTTTTTAAAGAGCCCTTGATTTCAAATGTCTTTTTAGCAGGAAGCGCTACCCAACCTGATGGACTAATTTCACGCAAATGAAAGAAACGTAGCAAAGGGGGGATATTTGCTTCATATAATTCTACATAACAGTCCTTAAACCAGAAGCCATTCGGTATCAGACCGCGCTCTTTTTCACCTTCTGAATTGATGTTATCTTTATACCAGAAATTCTTTACCTTGTTATAAGCAGGCACATTGGCAAATTTTATTTGAATGAAACGGTGCAATTTACCGGCGTCAAATTCATACAACTTTTTGCGCTCAATTAGCTTACATTCAGTAATAGAATTTTCATAATATTTGCCAATCTTGGCCTTCAAATGTGTTACAAATTGGTCCTTAATACTTTTAGTCCATTTGTCACCTACTTTTAAGTAGAAGAAAGGCTGATATTCTTCTACTAATATGGATGCTTTTTCTCCTTGTTCATTTATTCCAAACATTTGTATTGCAAATGTGGAATTATCTTTATTAAAAGAACTAAGACCATTATCATCACTATCTTCTTCACTAGATTGACTAGCCCCCTTACTATTATACACATTGAACTCAAATAATTTAAAAGTATGTTCCAAAGTTGATGCCATTTTTAATTGTTATATTTGTTAATTTAATACTTGGGCTATTTTTAATTCAATTTTTATTGGTTTGTTTAGTTTAGTTTTTGAAATTTGTCTAGGTGAAATTATATTTTTCTCATTTTAATGATTTTGTTAGCATAGTTAGTATCATTTTATAACATTGATTTACATTTATATTATTTATATTTGTTTATATACAAAGTTTTATAATTTTTCCAAAAAGTAAAAAGGGAATCAAAAAATGGACATTTTTAAAAATGTCCAAAAATGAAAACCCCGAAAAAGTTTTGAAAACCCCTGTTTTTTCACATTGTCACCATAACCATCACAAATATTTTTATTTATCAAAAACATTGTGATGATAAATTTTACAGTTTTTCTTTAAAAAATAAAATATCCTCAGTATTTAGCAGAAATGGAAATAAATTTGTCCCCAAAAATCCCCAATTTTTGTTGCGATTCTTGTCAATACAAAACAGATAACAAAAAAGATTATGCGAAACATTTGTCCACATCAAAACATAAAAAAACCCAAAATGGAATTATTTTGGAAATAATGGAAATCCCAAAAATCCCCAATTTCGTGTGTGAATGTGGCAAAAAATTCATTACTCAAAGCGGAATTTGGAAACATAATAAAAAATGTGTAACCCATACGTCTAGCAATAATAATACAAATAATACCAATACAACTATGATTAATACATTAGTAAATGAGAATAAAACATTGAAGGAGTTTATGCATGAACAAAACCAAGACTTTAAGACCTTAATTTTGGAATTACTTAAGAAGGAAACAATGAATACTATAAATAACAATATTAACAATATTAACAATATTAACAACAATTGTAATAACAAATCATTCAACTTAAATTTCTTTTTGAATGAACAGTGTAAAGATGCCTTGAATATTAATGAATTTGTGGAATCAATCAAAATGAATTTGTCGGACTTGGAGGAATTTGCGAATTTAGGTTATGCTGATGGCGTTTCTAAAATATTTGTAAAAGGAATTAATGCGTTAGGTGTTCATTTAAGACCCATACATTGTAGTGATTCAAAGCGAGAGGTCATTTACATTAAAGATAATGATGAATGGATAAAGGAAACGGAAGATAAGTCTTTGATTAAAAATGCAATTAAAAAGGTGGCATTTAAAAATATAAAACAAATCAATGAATGGGTTAAAGAGAATCCGTCATGCAAGGACCCGACAACTAAAAAATACGACAAATATAACAAAATAGTTATGAATGCAATGTCAGGTGTTACAGAACAAGAACAACAGGATAACATTGAAAAAATTGTAAGAAATGTTACCAAAGCAGTAACAATTGATAAGTATGCTTTGCGATAAACTTAATAATAAAAATAATAATAAAAATAATAATAAAAATAATAACACCCGATGAGGGACTTGAACCCTCGACCACAGGATAACCTTTAACTTTTGATAAAAGTCCTGCGCTCTACCAACTGAGCTAACCGGGTTTATAAACACATAGTTTGTAAAAATTTAATGTTTATTATAATAATTATAATAAATATCAAATTTTGTTCTACACTCAAATAACTCTAAGTATATTTATTGGGGTTTTAACATTTTCATCTGCGCAACAAGTTCTTGATTATTAAATGGATTAGGTCCATCTTTTGATATAGCATCTTTAAATCCAAAATTGTCAAAGGATTTATTTGCTTCTTCTGTTATTCCTTTATGTGCGTCTGCCAATGATGGTAAATCATTTAAATTTACTCCTTCTAGTCCAGGTATTTTACTCATCAAATCTTGTATATCAATAACGTTAATTAAATCAGGCAATGATTTTACTTCTGTGCTACATTTTTCATTTGGTTTATCAAAAGTGGTTCTAATCGCGACCTTATCTGATTTGGGTATTTGTTCTCCAATATTGCCAATATTTTTCACAATAGCCTCTAAATTTCCTTGTTCTATTGTAATACTAAATGGAAGTGTGCTCAATTCCATTTCAAGAAAATTATTTGCAATACTGATAATTTTTGATATCATTGTATTGTATTGACTTTTAATAACACCTTTTAATGGGTCTACAATATTTAAATTATCAACACATAATGCTTTTGAATAAGCAATATCTAATATTTCTTTTGTTTGTGGTAATGTGTTAGTTTCACCCAATACAATTTTTATTACAGCTACTATAACAAAATGAATTATTAATATCGGGATAATAAAACACAAAATACTGGACGATATTAGTGACATTATATTATCAATTAAAATAAGATTGTTCTTTTTGGCCTGTTCAGCCTCTCTTTTCTGTTTTGCCTCTGGAGTTTCCTTACTTTTTTTAGTCATAATTTATATTATATATACATTATACTAAAATAATTGTATTTTGTCTTATTTTTCTATTTAATTACTACATCTACAATTTTATTGGCATATATTGATAAAGTATATAACAGTTTCTCATTATCAAAATTTTTAATGTCATTTGAATTATTGTTAGTTGTTGTTTCATCTATATCACCTTTATCACCCTTATCACCATTATCACCATTATCACCCTTATCACCATTATCACCATTATCATCATTATCACCCTTTTTATCCTTTTTATTATTTATTATGAAACGAAGAATTGGCGAAAATACCGTGATAAAATGTTGTTGAGGGCTCCAACTTTTATCTTCACTTTTTTGGTCTGAAAAAAATGCCATTCCTAATTCTTTCAAATAATTAAAATAATATATAAATCCAAATATGACACCTATAAATCCAATACCAAAGAACCACCAGCCACTAATTACATTATTACTTGGTATTGTGTTCATACAAACAATGAATAAAAAAGCATATAATCCGCAAAAAATGCATTGTAAAACTGGGATATCAGATTTATTATCTCCATTTTTAGTCTTATAAAAACTAAAATCAATTATCCAATAAAACATATATACCAAAAATGAAAACCATATAAAACTTATTATATTTTTGATTATAATAGTAGCATTATTACTAGATAAAAAATCATCAAAATTTACAGACAGATAATTAATATAAAAAAATAAGGAAATCCATATAACTATTAATACACATGTAATTATATCCACATCATCCATTTTCTATATACTACAAATACTAAATAATTACATTTTAATTATTATTTATTATTTTCGGTAATAACGTCTATTAGATTGTCTTCCTTTTTGTCTAGATTGTCTTCTTCTAGATTGTCTTTTTATTCTAGATTGTTTTTGTTTTGACTGAATATGTCTTTTTGTAATTCTTTTCAAAACATTTTGGTGACTACTTTCCGAGACAACTTTTCCAACGTGACTTTCTACCCAGTTCATAAAGCAGTCAACATTACGTTGTTTATCTTTGATGGAGCTAGATTCATACTGCTCCATTTGTTTTCCATTTTGCGATAAATACAGTATTGTAGGAAATCCATTAATATCTCCTATATATTTAACCGAATCAACTACTTTACTATTAACACTGGCAATTACAAGGCGATTATTGTGTTTATATTGTGTTTTTAACGCACTTTCTAATTTTGCCCATTCGGGACGCGTAGCATTACATGGACCACATCCGTCCATATAAATAAGCATAAATACATCAGCACCACTATCAACAAGTTTATTGACTTCATTGGCTGATGATTGTGAATCGGCATGTATAACAATCATTATATATTATTGTTACAAATTATTATCTTGTATAAAATTTATCCTGTATCTTGTACAAAAATAATATTTTGTACCTTGTGAAAAATATTATATATAATTATTATAAAATGAATCCATTTGTATTATTATTCACAATAATTGTATTTTGTTTAGGCCTCAATTTTTATCTAAATAATGGTTCAAAAGAAGGATTAACAACAATGAATGGTGAACAACGATGTCCTAATATTTTAATTCAAAAAGGGCCTAAATATTATTTATACAATTCTAATGTTGCAGAAGTACCTGGTGTGAATCCAATTGAGTTCAGTAATTTAGAAGAATATACCGAATTCCTGTCATGGCAACGTGGTGCTGGTATTCGTTGCCCTGTGCTATATGTTCAGAACACATATGATGCGCAAGGCAATCGTGTTTACAAGGTGAGACCAAGTGTTACTGAGTCACAGGGTGGTTTACCGCCAACAACCCCTGTGCCATTACCAATGAAGTTTACTCCTTTAGTAGATGCTACACAGGCAGATAAGCCATATAATATTAACAGTTATCCTTCATTTGACCAATCGTCCTTCTATGTAGGCTCAACAACCCCTTTGGACCAGATGAAGAATTCGGATGCGAATATGTTGTATAGTGATAATCCGATGGATCCAAATTGGGGTGGAACAAAATATACTCAAGCGTTAGTAGATGCGGGGTATTATAAGGATAATGAAGTAAACATACGTGTAGCATAAACTGTGTAAAGGCCTAAAAATTGATAATTTATAAGTAAAATATAATTTATAAATTATTTAATTGGTTTGTTTTTTATTATCTGATGTTTCAGAGTTGTTAATATAATCAACAATATCGTCCAAGGATGATTTAGCTTGATTCATTGTGTTCAAATCAGCAAGACTTTTAATGAATACAGCATCATTTGTAGGGTCTAAATTAACTGCTATTTTAATCATTTTAAGGTTAACATTATCTATAAGTTCACTGCAAATTTTACTATAATTATCATTATATTCCGGATTACTTAAAAGTATTTCGTTTCCAATGTCTTCATTTGTTTTTTGCAAAGACTCCAAAGCGCCTTTTGAATTAACTGTTAATTTATTTACAACCTTAGTTTTGTTATTTTCTAAACCTTCTACAACTGAGTTGCCAAAATATGTTTTAAACATATAATACGAAAAATATAGGGAAAATAAAACCAATAATAATAAAATCCAGTCTTCTGCTTCCTTATTCATTTGTTATATAATATAGTATATACTTTTGTTATAAAAAACAAAATATTTTAGCGAAATTTTACAAACTATGTAATTTTATGACAGAAATTTTACTATAGACGCTAGAACAGTCTTGCTAATTTTTCGTGTTTTGCCATTAGCGTCGCACGTGGTTATACCCTCTAAACATTTTGTATCTTCTTGGATTGATTTTATTAATACTGGCAATGTTTTGAATTTTCCTAAAATAGCCATTGCTGATACTGAACTAACACCGGGTATTTGGCATAACATAATTTCGCCAATATTTTCACAAGTAATATTATCCTTTTTGACCTTTTTAATTACAGAGCAATAGTTTTTTGAAGCTGTTTCTAAATTATGTTCTGTTTCTAAATTATGTTCTGTTTCTAAATTATGTTCTGTTTCTAAATTATGTTCTGTTTCTATTGAATTATTTCCATTATCTTCTTTTACAAGTTGTTCTATTTTATCTTGTTGTTCAGCTATTTTATTTTTAAAGTATGGTGTCTTAGTCGTCTCTTTTCCAATTTTGTAAGCCATATTACAAAGCATAAATGCAGTTTCATCAATTGTGTTAGTTCTCATCAATGAAAAGCCCTTAAAATAGTTAATTGAAAACATCGCCGAATAAATAGTTTGTTTATCAATACGTTCCTTAAATGAATTAAATTTGCCTAAATCACCTTCAATCAAATAAATAATATTGTGATTATGTAGCGGCAATCCATTAAGTCTATAGGATTGCTCTTCGTAGCGACCGTCTTTTATACTAGCAGCCAAATCGGATAACGTTTTGCGCTCCACAAGAATGTTATCATTTTGACTATTATTTGAATTAGAACAAATAATAATATCACCTAAAGGCAATTGATGAATTTCTATTTTTAAATCCTTGAAAGCAGGAACAGCAACTAACAAATCCTCGCATTTCTTAATGAGTTCTCTTTCTCTTGTATCAATCTTTATAAGCATTATAATAATGTAATAAGTATCTTATTAAATTATTTTTTAACAATAATATATTTTCTATTAGACTTAATATCGTCTAATAGCTCTCAACGCACTTTGAGATGGGTTACTGAAGTTACCCTTGCAGACTAAGCCGTATTGGGTGTTTGTGGCGCCAATCATGTTCGGATTAGACGACACGTAGGCGCCAACTGACGACGCGAGGCCGCCCTTTTTATTTCCACCGCAAACATTTGTTCTGTTGACAAGAGATGATATATTACGAACTACTTTAGGACCGTTTGACAAAACCATGGTATATAATACAAAAACATTTTATTTTAAAAAATACAAAATAAATAATAAATTTAGTTATTTTAAAATTCCTAAACCTTTGTATCTTGCCTTCACAAAATATAATACGCACAATATTATATTTAAAACCAGCTTAAACACTTACCTACATAATATATTATAATAAATACAAAATGAACACTGACGCAAAACTAGACGACGACATTATTAAGACCGAAGATGGTCTGATATTCAACCCATATAATCCATTGAATACTGAGATTACATTGAGCGATGTTCAATCTATTCTCACACGATATGGACTGCCAACCAAAGTTCATAATATGGAATTTTATAGACGTGCATTTATTCACCGCTCTTACACCAAGCGGCCACAATTTGAGAACTTGTTGCAGAATATTACGATTGTAGAAAAGCCGGCAGATTGTCTGCCTCTAAGTAGTAAGTCAAATGAACGTCTTGAATACATTGGTGATGGTGTTTTAGAACTGACTACAAAATATGAATTGTATCGCCGTTTTCCTAAAGAGGATGAGGGATTTATGACAGAGAAGAAAATTGCCATCGTAAAGAATGAGAATATAGGTAAAATCGCATATGAGATGGGACTTCATAAGTGGTTAATTATTTCAAGGAATGCTGAGGAAAAGAAGATACGCACAAATCTGAAGAAATTAGGGTGCTTATTTGAGCCATTTGTAGGCGCATTGTTTCACGATTACAATAAGATGGGGGTAAAGGATGAAGAAGGATGGTTTAATAATTTCTTTTCTTCAGGACCAGGATTCCAAATGGCACAAAAATTCATTGAAAATGTATTTAAGAAGCATGTGAATTGGACAGAATTAATACAAAATGATGACAATTACAAGAATATATTCCAAGTCAAGATACAGAAGGAATTCAAGGTAACTCCGCATTATGTGGAAATAGAGCACGACACAGATGAAGGATTCAGGATGGGTGTTTATTTGTGTCTAGGTCAACAAATCCACAATGTAAGGCATTCTGATGCAATAAATATAACCGAGATAAAGACATTTAAAGCTATTCAGGACCATTATGCTCAGCACGGTAAAATATTTGTATTTATGGGAGAGGGGCAACATAAAATTAAACGTAAGGCAGAACAGGCAGCGTGTATGTCGGCAATTGAATTTGTTAAACAAAATAATGATATTTCTATTGTCAGCAGTCCAAATGATTTTGTTCACGATTCTGCTTCAGATAGTGATAACTAACCAAGACAATAAAAAGGTGTAAAAATACAAAAATTTATATATTGATTTTATATAAGCAATGAATTTAGCAATATTAAAAGAAAGTCTTTTAAAGAAGCCTATTTTGGCAGAAAAGACAGATGTTAAAGTTGTAATTGTTGCCAATGCTCAAACACAAAAGATAAATCCTGAGAAAAAAACAGTTTTAACGATGGAATTAGACAATGGACAACAAGCAAAAGATGCTTTGGCAATGTTAAAACAGCGAAAAATTTCCCTTGTTTCTGAGAAATTTCCTGAGCAAAAAGAAGCATCATTTATGGAGCCCAAAGCTCCAGTTGTTTCTACTGCTAAACCAGTTATTAAAAAACTTACTGGTAAGAAATTAGGAATAGCTGAAGAAAAGGATGAAGAAGTATTGCCAGAAGCTGATGTAGTCCCTAGATTGGGTGAAGAAGGGTTGGAATTGGATTTAGAACAAGGATTAGACCAAGGTTTAGAACAGGCGCCAAAAAAAACTAGAACCGTTGCTAAACGAGTGCCAACCAATGTTATACCACTTGGTCCAGAAGCAATGATAACAATTGGCGACACATCATTGCCAAACCGTCTCCCTCCTCTGCCCGAATACAATCTAATTGCGCCAAGTTATTACATGAATAACCGTGAAAAATTTGTAGGTTTTATTAATGACCTTTTTGGTCAATATAAGGACGATATGCTAGATGAAAGTAATAATATATCTTGTGAAGATATTGGAAAGGATACCGGTGAAATTGGCCTGTTAACCCATCAGAAAATAGTGCGAGATTATATAAATTTGAATACACCTTATAGAGGTTTGCTATTATTTCACGGTTTAGGCTCAGGTAAAACCTGCAGTTCTATTGCTATTGCTGAGGGAATAAAGAGTGGCGGTAAACAAGTTATTATTATGACACCAGCATCACTTCAACGTAATTATTTAGAAGAAATTAAGAAATGCGGTGACCTAATTTATCGCAAAAATCAATATTGGGAATGGATATCTGTTGAAGAAAATCCGGAGTATACAAACGCATTGGCTTCGGTTTTAGGATTTAAAACAACTGATTTCATTACAAGAAGACGAGGTGCTTGGTTAACTAATGTAACAAAACCCAATAATTACAGTGAATTGTCTACAACTGATAAGAAGAGTTTGAATGACCAGCTAGATGAAATGATAAGACAAAAATACAGATTTATAAATTACAACGGTTTGCGCCGAAATAGTTTTAAAGAACTAACAAATGATTTTGAAAATAATATTTTTGATAATTCTATTGTTATTATTGATGAGGCTCATAACTTAATTAGTAGGATTGTTAATAAACTGAATAATAAAAGTAAAAAAAGTGAAAAAGAGCGCAATGAGTCAACATTAGCGGCCGAGCCATTAGCAATCCAAATATACGAGTATTTAATGAGAGCAAATAACTGCCGTGTTGTATTATTAACTGGAACACCAATTATTAACTATCCAAACGAAATAGCTGTCTTGTTTAACATTTTAAGAGGATATATTAAAACTTGGCAATTTCCATTAACAATTGATACTGGTATAAAGGTTACAAAAGAAACACTTCAAAAAATGTTTTCAAATGATAAAATAATAGATTACATTGATTATTCTGCTAGTTCTAAAATGATGACTATTACCAGAAACCCATTCGGATTTACAAGTAAAATAAAAGAGAGCTCTGGGTATCAAGGTGTAACAAATGAAAAGAAAGACAAGTCTGAAAAAGAAAAAGGTAAGACACGAAAACCAGAACGTGCTTATCAAAGTGATGCGGCTTTTTTAGAAGATGTTGATGAGAGGTTGGGTGAATATAAAATACATATAAATAAAAACGGTCTGCAATTTAAGGTAAACAAGGCACTCCCCGATTCATTTGAAGAGTTTATGAATATATTTATTGATAAAAATACTGGAAATATTATTAATATTGAAAAGTTCAAAAGACGTATTATTGGTCTAACATCATATTTTAGAAGTGCGCAAGAAGAATTATTACCGGCATATGATAAAGATTTTAATCGCCACGTTATTGAAATTCCTATGAGTGATTATCAATTTAAGCAATATGAAATGTATCGTTTTGATGAAAGAAAATCTGAGAATAAACCTAAAACAAAAGGGGATAATGGTGCTATTGACAAAAATGGCACATTTAAAGAGCCGTCGTCTACTTATCGTATTTTTTCACGTATGGCGTGTAATTTTGTGATGCCAACGCCCCCTGGGCGCCCTATTCCAAAGCTATTTAAAAAGAAGTTTGTTTTAGTAACTAATTATGATACTGAAGGTAATGTAAAAGATGCAGCACAAATAGAAATGAAAGGGAGCAAAATTGTTGGTAACAAAATTATTGAACCTGTTGTTGAAAAGGTAGCTATTGTACCACCTGCTATTAATCAAAAGGAATTAGAGAAGAATGAAAAACTTTTAGCGAAGCAGCAACTAGAGTCAGAAAAGGAGCAAAAGAAGAAACAAATAGAGCTAGAAAAGGAACAAAAGGCTTTGGCAAAGCAGCAACAAGTTTTAGAAAAAGAGGCAGCAAGAGCTTTAAAAGAAAGAGAAAAAGAAGAGTTAAGAACTTTAAAAGAAAAAGAAAAGGAAGAAAAAGCTTTAGCAAAGCAAAAAGAAAAGGAAGAAAAGAAAAGGAAAGGAGGAGCAAAGCCTGGTGAAGGACCTGGTGGTGGACCAGATACAGATTCTGACTCCGATTCTGAATCTGAATCTGAATCTGATAAAGAAGACGAAGCTGTTGCGTTACAAGGCTATAAAGATGTTGATGCCAACTTGAGAGAACGAGACGAATTAGAAGGTGATGAAATGTTAGAGGCGATGGGGGATGCCGATTATAAAGAGGCAATTACATTGGCATACGACTATCTTAGAAAGTATAAATCGCAATATTTGGTCCCTGGGAAATTAGAAATATACAGTCCAAAATTCTTGGCAATGCTCAATAATATTCAAAGTCTTGATTATATGGGTCTCCATCTTGTATACAGTCAATTCAGGTCAATGGAAGGGATAGGTATTTTTTCGCTTGTTCTTGAAGCAAATGGATTTGCTCAATTCAAAATTAAAAAAACTGGTATAGATAGTTGGGAATTAAATATGAGTGAGGAAGAAATGGGAAAACCTACTTTTGCCTTATACACAGGAACAGAAGAGGCTGAAGAGAGGGAAATTATTCGTAATATTTATAACGGAATGTGGGACAATGTGCCTAACAATATTGCTGCCCAGTTACGTCGCAAGAGCTCGGATAATAATTTGGGTGAAATCATAAAGGTGCTTATGATTACAGCCGCGGGTTCAGAAGGTATTAATTTACGTAATACACGTTATGTTCATATTATGGAGCCATATTGGCATCCAGTTCGTGTTGAACAAGTCATTGGTCGTGCCAGACGTATTTGCAGTCACAAGGATTTGCCAAAAGAAATGCAAACGGTTGATGTGTTTATTTACATTATGGAATTCACTCAAGCACAATTGGATAGTGAATATGCTGTGGAATTGCGTATCAAGTCACAAGATAGAAGTAAATTGGCACCTTATCCAGTGCAAACATCGGACCAAAAATTATTTGAAATTTCAACAATCAAGGAAAAACTGTCATATCAATTATTAAAAGGTATCAAGGAATCATCTATTGATTGTGCAACCTATGTAAAATCAAATACAAATGAGAAATTAGTATGCTTGAAGTTTGATAATGCAAAGGCTTCAGATTTTTCATATAATCCAAATTATACTCAGGATGAAAATGATACCGTTGCGGCAATAAATAAGACCGTAATAGAATGGGATGCGCGCCCATTTTCAGACAAATATGGTAAACAATATATGTTACGAATGGATACAAAACAAGTATATGACTATGAAAACGTTAAGGCAGTAATGGAAAATCCTGCTATACAACTTAGAGACCCAATAGGTAAATTAGTGAAGACCAGGGACGGTATGAATTACGAAATTGTTAAAAACTAATACCCTGGTTTTGGTTTATTTTGATTCATAAATAATTGTAAATCTGATGACAATTTTTGGACCATTTTAACAAGATTATCTAGTTTTGATTCAATATCATTTAGTCTTGAATCATTATTTTCTGATTTTTCAATAGTAGTAGTTTTTTTCAGTTTACTGAAAATATTATAAGTATCTTGTTGTTCTTGTTGTTCTTGTTGTTCTTGTTGTTCTCTATCTTCTTGGTTTTGAAATTCATTAATATGTAATGTAATGTTCTTATTTTCATTGAAAGAAACCTTTTTTACAGGCTTTTCACTTGCTGGTATAGATGCATTTATATTAACATTTTGTATCTGTTCTATATCAAATTTTCGTTTTGCCATTGTTTCTGTAATTAATGCCTCCATTTCAGTAATCTTTATTTCAGGCTCAGTCTTATCTGTAAAGTCAATGACTTGTGGTTTTTTAATATTAATTGAATTCTCAAACTCAAGGCGTTTATTGGTTACTTGTTTTTCAAAATTATTTTGTCTTGCATTATGAATATCTTCTACTTTATATGGCTCTTCTAAAACCTCGTCGCTAATGTTTATTAGCTTCATTTGCTGCTCTTGTTTCAAATTAGGAAATAGCTGGTTTACGGCAATTAATACTTGGTTAAGGAACTGTTTGTTTAAATTCATTATTCCAGAACTTGGATTTGCTCTAGAAGTAAAAAGACTAATATTTCCGTCAAAAACAGTTTTAATATTTTGAACAACTGCTGATGAATTTGGAGATTTATTAATATGGAGCTCATCTAACAAAACCTCCCATAACATTGTTAGATTATTATTTGTAGTAAAATGCCTTACTGAATTTTGACTTGCTTGCATATTTGTGTGTATATTATAAAATAACAACGAAATTTTTATGTTGTTATTTTTTACAATGTATTATTTACAAATCCTCATTAAAATACACTTTTCTAAATTGTTGCATATATTCGTCTTTTAATATATGTGTCTTCAAATAATGAGACGTTATATTGTCTTCTAACATATGTATTATAAAAAAGAGCGAATAGACACCACATTCTGTATTTTTATATTGATGCTCTACTGGATGATTCTGGTCAAACTGAAAATCTATTTTTTGAGGCAAGTTTCGTCCTTGGTCTATAACCATATTAACAAATTTCATTACTTGATTAGGTGCCTTGTCTCCTGCACTGTCAAAAAAGAATATGGTGCCTTTTTTTATATTTATAAACAAAGATATCCAATGTTCACCACCTCTATCATGTGGGTCTGTGTTGAAAATAACACCGATTTTATTCTTACCCTTCTTAATTTGCTCAGCAAGACTAAAATGACATAATTCTTCCCATACACACTCGCCATATAATTTATGAGTATCATAGTCAATTGGCGATGGTCCTAGAAAATCAAAACATTTATATGTTTTTTCATATTGGTTCATAACTTCAATAATGTCAATACTAGATAACCATTCATTAGGTTTCTTTTTCCAATCTTCCGGAGACACAGGAGAAAACGATTCTAGCAATTCTTTCTCCATTTTAGTTCCCTTTGTCATCTGTCTTACCCAACACGACTCCTTATTACAAATGTTAGAATAATAGTTCTTTAATAAACTCCATATTTCCTTGGAATCATTTGTTACAATCTTTTTGTCGGGATGCCGAGCATTCCACATATTACGCAGTTTTTGAAGGTCATTGTCTGTATAACAAGTGTATTCCTTTACTTCATTTTTTCCCTTAGGACTACAATTAAGCTTTTTAAATGATTTATTTTCTTCTTCTTTTGGAAAAGACAATATTTCATTATTATTTGCTAAATGTTTTTTGTTAGTTTGTCTGGTTTTAGAGTGTGTCTTTTTACTTTTATTTTTAACTCGTTGCTTGTTTCTTATTAATTTATGTTTATTTTGTATCCTTTTTGTTTTTTGTTTTGACTTCATATAAATTACTGATATTTTTCTTTTCTATATTTTTATAATTGGTAGGTGATTCCAACACAAATTCTTTGTCTTTTTGCCTTGGTATAATCTGATTTTGTTTATATGATTGTCTTACTTTGTTAAACCAATCTAATGGCAGTTGCTGAATATCATCAACACCTTTTGATTTGGTGTTTTTGTTAGTTTTTTTGTAAACAGTTGGACACGCAGGTTTTTCTTCTTCTAAGCTGGCGACTGTTTCTTCGTCTTCTTCGTCTTCTTCGTCTTCGTCTTCGTCTTCTTCTTCATCTTCTTCTTCATCTTCTTTATCGCTAGAGCTTTTATCTTCTTCTTCTTCTTCTAAGCTGGCGACTGTTTCCTCTTCTTCTAAGCTGGCGACTGTTTTATCGCTAGCACTAGTGTCTGCCTGTAATCTCATCTTAAGATAATAAATGCTCTTTTCAATAAAATAATTATAACTGTGTTTTACATCCTCTAACAAATCATCAGGCAATTCATCATTTATCATTTTTGTAAATAATTCAACAATCTGGTCTTTGTAAATCTCCATATCCGTCTTCAAACCATCTTCCTCTTTTTGCTTTATCTTTTTATTAAGTTTTTGTAACTGATGTTTGCTAATTAAAAAATTCAGTGTTATTTGATTTACTAAATCATCCGACATTTTACAATATAATAATAATTTATAATAGAATATAATTTTATTGTAAACTATATTTTATTGTATTTTATTTCTGGGTTTTTTGATTTTTTTGAACTACCTGAGTTTCCTGAGAAATAGTTGTAGGTTTGGTCAAATCCTTAACCTGTTGTCTAGTAGCATTATTAAATAATCCATATCCAATTTCTTTAGACTTGGGATTAGGATTAAATGGGCTAAAATGTTCCTTCTTAAATAGTTCAGGAAATGGTTGAACTATTGAGTTATTTTTTTGCCAGCCATATTTGTATAAATCACTGTTACTACTAGGCACATAAAATGCCTGGCTACATTCTTGAATTGCATTAAGTTGCCCTCTTAAGTCGGACTCCTTATTTACATTTGAGGCAAAACCAGACCAAGGTCCAAAATCATTACCAGGATTGAATGTATGAGAAGGATTGAAGGTTGCCTGCTGTTTTAAAGGTTTATCAATGGAATTTCTTAAATCAATAATAGGCAACAACGCATATTTAGTTGACACAGACCTTGCATCTAAATAGGGTTGTAATTGGCTGCTTGGGATGTTGCGACTATATGCACGTATATTCATTGTATTTGCCTTCTGAGAAGCGGTTTGGTCATTGTATTCAAATGCGTTCATGATTTATATTATCATAATAAAAAAAATAATGTTTTTTACAGAAATTATATATTAATGAAAATGTATTAGATATAATCGTCTTAATAGTATTAATATTACAATGTGCGGTGTTTTTGCTCTATTAAATTTTAAATCAGATGAGTCAGACCAAAATGAAAATGATAAAAAGGATGTAGAATCTAATAATAAAAAGGAGGATGATAAAAAGGATACTGAAGAGAAGAAGCCTGATAAAAAGAAGAAGGAAACTAAAAAGCAGGCTGCCGAAAGGGTTGCAGCTGAAGAGAAGAAGGCTGCTGAAGAGAAGAAGGCAGCTGAAGAGAAGAAGGCAGCTGAGGAAAAAAAGGCAGCTGCCGATGAGAAGAAACCAGTTTTAAATAAAAATAGTGACCAAGAGTTTATCAAAGAGCAATTTGAAAAGGGGCAAAAACGTGGCCCAGAGCACTCTGAAATATTGCTACATGAAGGTGAACAATTTATTCAGGGGTTTCATCGTCTAGCAATTAATGGGTTAACTAGTTTGTCAAATCAACCTCTAAATATTTGGAATTGTAGTTTAATTTGTAATGGTGAAATTTATAATTATAAGAAATTATATGAATTAATGGACATGGAACCAGCAACCCAATCAGATTGTGAGGTTATAATCTATTTATATAGAAAATATGGTATTGAGCACGCAATCAAAATGCTGGACGGTGTGTTTTCATTTATACTATATGATTACCAAATGAATACAATTTTTGTTGCTAGAGACCCTTATGGAGTAAGACCATTATATTATTTTAATTCCAAGAATGAGGATGGTCTAATTGGATATGCGTCAGAGCTCAAAATGATTTGCGAAATAGCAAATGTAGAAGAACAACCTGTGTTGTATTTCCCACCCGGGTCATATGTTCAACATTTTCAGATAGATAGTAGCTGGTTAATGGGTCCAATTATTAAATACCATACGCCTTCATTTGCTTTTTCATATCCACGTGCATTATTTGACAGCCATCAGAAAACAAAAGATGAATGGTTTCAATATTATATTAATGGTATTCACGATAAATTAGAGTCTGCTGTAAAAAAACGATATTTAAATACTGAGCGACCAATTGCTACATTGTTATCTGGAGGTTTGGATAGTAGTCTAATTACAGCGCTGGTTCAAAAAATACATAGCAAGAATATCCCAAAAGGATATACTAGACCAAAGGTTAATATTGAAACGTATAGTATTGGCTTGGTTGATTCAGAAGATGTTGTTTATGCGCGAATGGTTGCAAATTATATCAAGTCAAATCACACTGAGATTATTGTAAGCGAGGATGTTATGACAGATGTGATTCCGGAAGTAATCAAGGCAATTGAAAGTTACGATGTTACTACGATTAGAGCCAGTTTGGGTAATTACTTGCTCGGCAAATTCATATCTAGAAATAGTAATGCAAAGGTAATTTTTAATGGAGATGGGTCAGATGAATTATGTGGTGGATACTTATATATGAATAAATGCCCCGATTCTATTGAATTTGATAAGGAATCGCACCGTTTGTTAAAAGATATTCATATGTTTGATGTATTACGCTCTGATAAAAGTATTTCGTCCAATGGTTTAGAGCCAAGAACGCCTTTTTTAGACAAGGAATTTGTGAATTTTTATTTGTCAATACCAGTTGAGTTTCGTGACCATAACGCAAATGGTACAATGGAGAAATTCTTGTTGCGAAGTGCTTTTGAAAAGGACAAATTGTTACCCGATGAAGTCCTGTGGAGAAAGAAGGAGGCATTTAGTGATGGAGTTAGTAACAAGGGCAAGTCTCTATTTAATATTCTACAAGACAGCATTGTTAAAAATTTTATGGTTGATAGTGATTTAAGCCCCAGAGAAAAAGAAAAGTTGTATTACAAACATATTTATGATAAGGAGTTTCCTGGACAATCGCATTTACTACCATATTATTGGATGCCAAAATATGTGAATGCAGAGGACCCGAGTGCTCGCACGTTGTCAATTTATGACAACAATGACAATCCAGATAATATCACTTCTATTATTGAACCTTAAACTTTTTTTAAGAATAGCAAAATAGAAAGAAAACAACCAAATATATTTAATTTGTTAAATTATATATATATAAACCATAATGTTTTTCAAAAATATAGACCTACATAAATTCCAATCAAGTGCCTTTCAATTTGTGTTATACTTTACATGGTTTTTATATTTTGTTATTGCGTTTGGACTATCCGCAAATGCACCACAATATTTAACTGATATGCAGTATTATGTTAAAATCTATGTTAGTTTGTTTCTTATTTTACGTTTTAACCCATTTAGACGTATTAATTTTACTGAATTGGATGGCAAAATAGCATTTAGCGCTGGTATGTTTTTAATAACAACTACAGCAATTGATAAAATACTTATTACGTATCTAAATGAAATCAAGCAGTATTTGAACTTTTTACGTGTATAATACTAAATATTCATTTGTTTTTTAAAGTCTTATTTTTTTTAATAATACTAGTTTTTTTATTACCAGTTTTATTAGTTGCTCGCATAGTGACACTATTAGTCTTCTTATTGAAAAAAACGTGAAGATGATGCAGTATTTTTTTTGACAACATTGCGTCAATTTTGTCCTCTAAATGCGACTTCTCTACATACGTGTAGGCATATCTTTTCATCCCAGAAATAAGAGCATCCTTCATTGATGTAGGGTCACCGATTGCGATTAGACCCGCGTAAAAAAATCGGTCTACAATTGTCTCAAATGGCAGGTCATATACATAAGGCTTTATGTGAATATAATAAATATTATCATTGCTCATACCGGGGTGAAAAATATCATCAATAAAACAGATTTGTGTTGTTTCGGGAATTTTAGTGCAATTAATAAAATCTTTATGTGTTTTCATATGCGTAGTGCGACACATCTCAACCTGCTTCCCATTTACCTTGAATGCACCAATAATTTGGTCAAAAAGTGAAAAGTTAATTTTGTCTTCAAAATACGACCTTATATGATGCGCCCATTCTGGTGGCCCTTGATTGTTAGTATAAATCATTAATTTGTGACAGTGTTGTTCCTGTTTTTTTTTCTTTAAATAATTTAGTATATTTATAATATTTGGACGTGAAAATTCAGGATACAAATCTAAAACCTTATTAAAAAACGTTTGGTCAAATACTAAATTAGATTCCAACTTTGACTGATTATTTTTATAATAATGTTTTAATGAGTCCCAAAACATGCCAAATTCTACAAAATATCCCAAGGTTTCGTCTAAATCAAATACTACAATTTTAGAACTACAGTTCATACATTATATTATGATATTATAAATCCAAAAATAAAATATTGTGAATATTTATAGACGCGAATGTCTAATGAATTAACCAATAAAGATTTCATTCATATTTTAAATTTTTATAAAATGAAAATCCCCAAGTCTAAACGGCTTCTAAAAAAACAGGCCGAGAATATTATGGCTGAAAAACTTTGTAGATGTATTAAGAAGGTAGATATTCACAATGAGGCTAAATCAATTGGTGTTTGCACTAAGACAATAATCAATAACAAAGGTTATACTCGTGGTAAATTTACTTGTAAAAAAAATCGGACTATTAAGTTTAGAAGAAGTAACAAATAAATATTTTTATTTTTATTTTAAATAAAAATATACTATAATGAATAAAAACCATTTTGATATTATTATTATTGGGTCTGGAATTGCGGGCTTATACAGTGCATACAATATACAACACTTGACACCCAATAAGAGTTTCCTGGTCCTAGAAAAATATAAGAAAAAATGGATTGGAGGGCGAATGAATAACGAGGAGTTTTATGGCACTACAGTGGTTACAGGGGCTGGAATTGGCCGCAAAGATAAAGATATTTTGTTACAGAAGTTACTACAAGAGCTACATATTAAATACACAGATTTCAAATTAGACGTTAATTATGCGGTAATTGGTGAGCCTGTGAATGTGAACAAGGTTTTTAAAATGCTTAAAAATCACTATATTAAGAATGAAAAAGATAAAACAAGTAAGGATAAAAAAACATTTAAACAATTTGCTAAGCCGCTTCTTGGAGCAAAACTATATGAGCAATTTATTGTATCTACTGGGTATACTGATTATGAAAATGAAGATGTATCACAGATGTTGTATAAATACGGTATGGATGATAATTCAACTGGGTTAAATGGACTTGATATTCCTTGGAAACAATTGATACAAACATTAGTACATAAAATTGGACCACAATTTATTAGAGCGTCTAACAATGTTACTAGTATTCAGACAAATTTAGAAGGTTTTGGAAAATATATTTTAAAAACGGATAATGGAGCAACATATTATTGCGACAAGATTATATTAGCTACTACAATTACTGGTGTACAAAAGCTGCTTCCGCAAGTATTAAATAAGAGTCAGTTTAGTATTTATAATTATATAAAGGGACAGCCATTTTTACGCCTGTATGCCAAGTTTCCTAAGGCGTCTGCTGATATTATGCGACAATATGTGCCTACATATACAATTGTTTCTGGTCCACTACAAAAAATTATTCCTATGTCTAAGGAAAAAGGTGTTTATATGATAGCTTATTCAGATAACGCAAATGCTGAGGTGCTAAAAGATAATTTAAAGAATACTTTGAAAAATCGTTTATTTTTTGCAAATTTGTTAGAAGAGACGCTAAACATTCCATTGGGGACATTGCAAATTACCGCATTGCTTGATTTTTATTGGCCAATTGGCACACATTATTATAGTCCGCTACCAAAAGACTTATCTGTAAGTGAATTTATTCATCAAGTCCAACATCCTTTACCTGATATACTAGTTGTTGGTGAAGTTGTTGCGGCAAACCAAGGCTGGAGTGAAGGTGCATTAGAAAGTGTTGCTAAAGTATTAACAACGCAATGGTTAAAAAAATAATAATTTTCAATATTGTAAATTAGTATTTTAATCTGAGTTCTATTTAACGTTTAAACCATTGACTTTGTCCTCTGAATTCACCAAAACTGAGTCCAAAAACATTTTGATAAAATTGTTGAGTTGTTTGTCCCAAAGACATGTAGTATTTATACATACGCATAGTAGAGCCTCCTCCTGAACTTGACCCATTCGCAACTAATGAGCCAATGGTCTTACTTCCATTTGCTCCCGATATTCTTAATGTTCTTAAACTTCCCGCGCCTCCGGCCATTTTATATATTTAACGCAATATTTTATTTTTTGTTAGTTTAAAAATTTTGCGCCAAATAATATCCATGGTATCCGATTGCCGCCATTCCCAACATTAATAGAAGTTCAAATAAACTTCTTGGAGTTTCTAAACCTTGGTAACCAATAAATACTAACAAAGGACCAATAATTAAGAAATGAATATAATTAATCCACGCACTTTCACCTTTCTTGTATTTATTGTAAGCTAAATACATATGATATGACATAATGAATGCACCTAATACTAGTAAAAACGGGAACATTTGTTTCATGATTGTAGTTCCTTTGATTCCTACATATAGAAAAAGAGGACCAACTAACAAAATATGGAATAATTGAATAATAGAATGCTTATCAAACTTCATTTTATATTATATTTTGGTATTTTTATTTTTTTATAATTATTTTATAGTTATATATTATTATAAGAAATGGCATTTAAATATTCTAATGTTCAACACAAACATCATGGCCTAAATAAAAAAACTCATAAGGTTCATATTATGGGTAGTAAAGGATATAAATGTGTAACTCATTTTAGGCGCGGTAAAAAAACACATTATACTAGAAAGCAACTAACAAATGGGGAAATTAATAAGATACATAAGGGAAAATTTATAAAAGGTTTATTTAAGGATTGTGAACCTAAAAGACAACTTTAGTTGTCCTCTTCTAAATCTTCTTCTTCACTTGAATCTTCTTCTCCTTCTTCTTCTTCTTCTAAATTATTTGCTCCTCCTTCTAATTCCGTTGTCTTTTTACTTGTCGTTTCTTCACTGTCTAAATGGTCCAATGCGCTCAATATAATTAGTTCCTGTGATGTAAGTTTCTGGAATATAATAACATCATCCATCTTGAAATTATAATGTCGATGCATAAAATTCTTACAAGTAATAAATACTCCATCATCGCTAATTACAATATCGCAAACGATTCCACATTGATTTAGTGGTAAATAATCAGGGTCTGTAATTGGTATCCAGCGTATAAACCCACCGTGTTTCAATTCAGGTAATTCATCCACATATTTGTAACCTTTCAGCTTCCTTAGATATTCCAATGCTGTTGATTTATCTAATTTTAACTCTTTCAATATTTTCCAATTCAACTCCATTATTTTTTCAGTAGTAAAATTCATAATGCTCTCATTTGAAGTATTATCAAGGGCTTTTTCTAATTTATCTACATCTAATGAGTTTGTATTTTTTATAGTATTTGAGTTCATAATAATTTATATAATAAAATAAGTTTAAATAATTTATTATATAATAATATAATTCTATTATAATGATTGGTAATTTATGTAAAAAAATAGCAAGTTATTGCTGTTGTTTTAAAGAAACAAATACAGTGGAGGATAAACAAGATAATGATATTTATAATGTTTTTGAAAATAATGTAAGAGTAACTGATGAAAAACTTCAAAGAGCAAATTCATCTTCATCATTTGATGACAGATATAGCTTAAGTAATGAGGCAATATTCAATTATAGTGATGTATATCGCAACTAGTTTGTTTAGAACCATACTTCTTTGACCACCGCAAGTTGTCGCATTTACCATCCGCCACCAAATGCCGATGCAAATCCACCTCCAGAATTGGCTGCTTGTGGCTCAAAACCTTCCATTCCAGGGGTAGCAGCGCCAATTAAAGGGGTATTGTCTTGCTGATACATGTTATTGAAATCCGGACTTGATTGTTGTGGCAGTGAGTTTATTGATGTTGTTCCCATTGTGTTAATGGATTGATTCATTGCGCTTTGCGGTTGCTGTTGTGAAATTGGCTGCGACACTTTGACATTACCATGTCCCTTCTTGCCCTTCTTTTTCGTGTCTTGTGGTCCCTCCCAGAGCTCCATTATTCGGTCAACAATGATACTGACTTTTTCACCTAATTTGGTTTGAAGACTTAGAACAATCATTAAAACAGCTAAAATAATATTTGTAACACTGAAATCAGTGTATTTCTCGCCACTATATGTTGGTATAAATGTGATTATTCTGTGGATAATAAGAATTCCTAAAAACATTACAATCACTTGGATTATTATTTCTGCTAAAATTTCTGGACTTCCCTTTTCTTCATCGGCTTCAGGAATGTATTTCTGCATAAGTTTATTCATAATTACAATAGGTATAATTGATAATCCAGCATATTGAACAATATTTGACATATCTGATTTTGAATCCTCGTCAAAATTAAATACGTGTTTGAAAAAACCCGGCTTCCCATTTGTTGACTTTGTTAAATCTTCTAAACTATCCATATTTCTTATATAGGGTATAATAAGAAATAAAAACTAAAAAAAACAAGTTAAACAATATTTATTTAACTTATTTATAATGTGTGACCATTTGATTGAAGAAAATACACTTTTTGTAAGTGCGACTAAAGAAGGCAAATCAAAGAGCGCAAATGAAATAGTAGCGGTAAACTTAGAAGAAGAGCAATACTTAAACTTAATCAAACAAATTCTTGATAAAGGTACTTGGGAAGAAGGGCGCAATGGGCGAACTAAAAGTATCTTTGGACATTATATGCGTTTCTCTTTGGCAAACGGTAAGATACCAATTTTGACCACAAAGAAGACTGCTTGGAAGACGTGTTTGAAAGAATTATTGTGGTTTATTCGTGGTGAAACTAATAACAAACTATTATTAGACCAGGGTGTCCATATTTGGGACGGCAATTCGTCAAGGGAATTTTTGGATTCAAGAGGATTAAATCATTATGAAGTTGACGAGCTGGGGCCAATTTACGGTCATCAATGGCGACACTTTAATGCGAAATGGCATGGAGATGCTCATGATTATAGTGGCGAAGGTGTTGACCAGCTACAGCAAATTATTGATGCTTTAAAAGACCCTAAACAGAGAACGAGTCGGCGCCTGATTTTAACTGCATGGAATCCTGAACAACTCGACGATATGGCGCTGCCTCCGTGCCACATTATGTGCCAATTCAATGTTCATGATGGAAATAAGTTGAGTTGTTCTATGTATCAGAGGTCCGTTGACAGCATTTTAGGTTTGCCGTTTAATATAGCATCATATTCACTGTTGACACATTTAATAGCAAAACATTGCGGACTAGAGGCATATGAATTTGTTCATTTTATGGGCAATTGTCATTTATATGAAAACGCGATTGAAGCTGCTGAATTACAAATTACAAGAACACCGTTTAACTTTCCAACTGTAACAATTAAACAAGTAAGAGAGAATATTAATGATTATCAAGTAGATGATTTTATTATAAACAATTATAAATCACATGAGGCAATTAAAGTTGCTATGGTTGCGTAACGGCTTTTTTGTAACGGCTTTTTTTGCTACGCTCAAACTTGCTGGTTTCTACGCTTCCTACAGTATTTCCTTGAACTACCATTTGTATACTTACACGTGCGTTTTTTAAGACATTGTGTCTTTTTAACTCTTCTACAAGGCGATTGTTTTACGCGCTGTCTGTATATACCTCTGTTGGGTGCTAAACGTTTAGTTGTTCTCCTTTCAGGGCTGATTTCATTATTACTTGACACAGATGATAAACTTCTATTTATAGATTTACTCTTTTTCCCTAGTCTCTTTTTTAATGGTATTTCCCGCATTTCAATATCACCAGATATAGGCGACGCATGTCTTTTTCTAGTAAACATTATATAATATTACAATATTATTTTACATTGTAATATTTTTAAAAAACTTGATTATTTAAAGTCCAAGTCTGATTGTAGTTGCTCCAGTCTTTGTTATACTGATTGTTTTACCTGAAGTATTTGATATTGTTGTTGGAGCAGAAAATGTAATGTTATTTGATAATTTTATAATTGACGGTTGAAAAAACGACAATGATGTTAAAAATTCAGATGCGTTTGTTGGCATATCACCTGCATACCCAGAACTCTTCATTTGTTGATTTGTGTATCCATAATTTGCTATTGTTGTTATTGTTGCATTTTGCGCAACTAATTCTGATAATAATGGAATAATTGTTTTATTTATAGAATTTGATGTTATACTATTACCACCTGAGCTAATTACAGATTGTAATGTAAATGAATAAGTTGTTCCATTTGTTAATCCAGATATAGTCAATGGACTAGTAGTTTGTACTGGACTTAAAGCAGTATAATTTGTTACATCTGTACTGTAAACATAGTTTGTAATAGAAGGAAGACCTGAGCCTGATGCTTGAGTAAAATAAATTTGAACCGCTTGATTTGATGAAGTTATGCTAGTAATTATGGGTGATAACAATTCTTCATTAGATGCACCTGCTGCTATTAAACTTGAAATTGATGCACCTGCTACTATTAAACTTGAAATTGATGCACCTGCTACTATTAAATTTGAAACTGATACTCCAGCTGTTATAAATTCTGATAATGGGATGCCTGATAATAAACTTAATCCATTAATTAATTTATATGGAGTATTTGCGCGTGTTGATATCCATATTGTATTTATTCCTGTTAAAAATGTGTTGGCTGTAGTATCTGACCAACTATTATTTGCTGAATAAAAATTATTAACAACGGGAACTAATGTTGAACTATTTCCAATTACACCATTATTATTAGTTATTGTGGCATAAGCGTAACAGTTAGATACTCTTACAGTTCCATAACCAGTACCTGTTGATGTAGCAATAATTCCACCATTTCCACCAAATGTTCCCAATGAAAAACAATTAGTAATATCAACATTATTAACTGCTTGCAGACCAACTAATGGTCCCACGATTCCACCTGAATTGTAAGATGTGTGATTACCAATACTATAACAATTTGTTATTGAACAAGTGTTTGATTGAAAACCAAAATATTGAGCAGCTATACCACCACAATTTGTGTATATATCTCCACTACTAAAACAACTAGATATAGTAACAGATTTATTACTAATGCCTGCTTTTATTCCAATTATTCCACCAGCTTCACGCAGACCAGCACCACCAATTTTCCCAATACTATAGCAGTTTGTTATTAATACATTTCCGGCATTATCTCCGACAATTCCACCAGCATAACTAACATTATTACTTCCTATTATACCTTTACTATAACAATTTGTAATTGTAACTAGACCTCCAGTACCCGCAGTATTACCAACAATTCCTCCTCCTTTAATTCCACCACTACTATAACAATTTGTAACTGTTACGTTACTTGCACCAGCACCAAGAATTCCGCCAGACCCATTTCCACTTATTCCACCACTATAAGAACAATTTTGAACAGTAAATGATGTTACTGTTCCGGCACCTGCACTAGTACCAATAATTCCTCCAGCAGCATTACCAAACGTACTATCATATATATCACCACTAGCAGAACAGTTTAAAACTAGAAATGATGTAGCGTTATTTGCTGCCCATTGACCAATAATACCACCACCGTTGTTGTTAATCGCACCACTACTAGTACAGTTTTGTATAGTATTAGAACTAGTTAATTTACCAAAATATTGTCTACATATCCATCCGCCACCGGATACAGGAGTCGTAGAACCAGACGAACCAATATTTATGTTTTGTACTGTTATGTTATTGTATCCATTTAAGCCACTCGTTCCATTTTGAATAAAACCAGCATAATTTGCCACATTTGTAACTGTTATGTTATAACTATTACCCTCAATTGTTATGTTATGACCACTTAATGCAAGATAATTATTCAAGGCAGTCAAATTTAAATTAGATTGTATTTTAACAACTAATTTTGCTGTATCATAACTGCTATTTTGAATATATAATGGCCAAGAAATATTAGTCCAATTTTGATTGTCACTAGAATATTCTACTGGTGAAACAGAATCTGTCTGTTTTATATAGGCTATCCCTGATGGATTATAAAGTATAACTGAAGATGAATAAACTATAGTAGTTAACACACCAACAGAAGCATTACTTGTTCCCTTAGTATTAATTGCTTTAATATATACTGTATAATTGGCGCCGTTGGTTAATCCTGTTGTAGGAATAATTAACGGACTAGATGGTTGCGCTGGACTTAAAATTGTATAACTTGAACCATTTGTGCTGTAAGAATAATTTGTGATTGTTGAGTCTAAAGGGGTTGTAAAACTAATGGAAAAAGTTGTACTTGTAAGTGTTGGTGAAATACCATTTACACTTACACCAATTGGTTGAGCAGGAGCAGTAAACACATTGGCATCAAATCCACCAGATGCTGCACTTGAGCCAGATGGATTAATAGCTTTAATATAAAATGTATTATTTGAATTATTATTGGTTAAACTAGTTATAGGAACACTTAATGGACTGCTTGTTTGTGGTGTACTTAAAGGAGTAAATGTTGTTCCATTTGTGCTATAAGAATAGTTTGTAATTGTTGAGTCTGTTGGTGATTGTGTAAAACTGATTGACACATTTGATGTTGTTGAAATACCATTTATACTGGTAATTGTTGGTGCAAGAGGAGGAATGTAAAAGATAGCAGAAATACTAGATGCATTACTAGAACCTTTATTATTAATAGCTACAATATAGAATGTATAACTAGTTCCACTACTTAATCCAGATACAGGAATAGTTAAAGGACTAGATGTTTGCGCTGGACTTAAATTTGTGTAAGTTGTACCATTTGTGCTGTAAGAATAATTTGTAATTGTTGAGTCTAAAGGGGTTGTGAAACTAACGGATACTGTTGGATTGATAATTGTTGGAGATGTAGCATTTATACTTAGACCTGTTGGTGCTGCAGGAGCACTATAAACAGCAGCTAAAAACGAATTAGATGCAGTACTTGAGCCAGATGGATTAATAGCTTTAATATAAAATGTATTATTTGAATTATTATTGATTAAACTTGTCATAGGAATACTTAATGGACTGCTTGTTTGTGGTGTACTTAAAGGAGTAAATGTTGTTCCATTTGTGCTATAAGAATAGTTTGTAATTGTTGTGTCTGTTGGTGATTGTGTAAAACTGATTGACACATTTGGTGTTGACGAAATACCATTTATACTTGTAATTATTGGCGCCGATGGAGGGGTATAAAAAGTAGATGTACTTCCGGTAGACGCAATACTTGAGCCACCGCTATTAATTGCTTTAATAGTGAATGTATAACTTGCACCACTAGTTAATCCAGTTGCAGGAATGGTTAATGGACTTGATGTTTGAGGTGTAGCTAAATCAGTATATGTTGTACCATTTGTGCTATAAGAATAGTTTGTAATTGCTGGAGTTGCCGCTGTTTGTGTGAAACTAATTGAAACTGTTGGATTCGCTAGTGTTGGTGAAACTGCGTTTATACTGGTAATTGTTGGTGGTGGTGGTGGTAGTAAAAATGTGGATGCAGTTCCGTTAGACGTAATACTTGAGCCAGCGCTATTAATTGCTTTAATATAGAATGTATAACTTGAACCACTAGTTAATCCAGATACAGGAATAATCAAAGGACTGCTTGTTTGGGGTGTAGTTAAATCAGTGTAAGTTGAACCATTTGTGCTGTAAGAATAGTTTGTAATTGCTGGAGTTGCTGATGTTTGTGTGAAACTAATTGAAACTGTTGGATTCGCTAGTGTTGGTGAAATTGCGTTTACACTGGTAATTGTTGGTGCATCAGGAGGGAGTAAAAATGTGGAAGCACTTCCATTAGATGCAATACTTGAGCCACCGCTATTAATTGCTTTAATATAGAATGTATAACTTGAACCACTAGTTAATCCAGATACAGGAATAATCAAAGGACTGCTTGTTTGGGGTGTAGTTAAATCAGTGTAAGTTGAACCATTTGTGCTGTA